CACTTATGTAAGAAGAGTATTCCTACGATTGTTGCTAAAGGTGAGGGTAAAGGTTCTGCAGGATTTTTATTCTGGGAGACTTCTGCTGGATATAATTTCAAAGCAACAGATGAGGTTTTTGCTGGACCTAAGAAGTCAACAACTAGTCCATTCAAAGGTGCAGAAGAGAAAGAAACTTATTTTTGGAATGTGGCAAGAGAGAATGATAGTAACGATCAAGCATCTGAGGCAAGAAATGTACTATCATTCAAACTCTTGTCAAATGACAACTCAGAAAAGGCAGCTATCCATGGTGGAAGATCTAATCTGATTGGATTTTTTGATGTAAGTTCTCTACAGTATAATGAGTCCATATATAAACTTGAGGACAACTTTGATAGTTTCGGTCATCTAGCAAAAGGTCCTGTTCCTTACGGTAGTTCTGGCAATCCAACCAGAATTATGACTAAGATCTATAACAATGAAATGTATGAAAACAGTGACTCTAAAGCACAATCTGAAAGTTATGATAAAATAAGGCAGTCTTTAGCGCAACAACTTATCAGGAAGAATCTTTCAAACAACAATAAAGTCGAAATAAATATCTACGGAAATACTAACTTACACGCAGGAGATAAGATCTACCTCGCGGTCTTGAAAGGTAAAAGTTCTGCTAATACAAAGGAGAACTATGATAAGAAGCAATCTGGATATTACACGATTGCTACACTGGTACATAGCATGCAACCACAAGGCATGAAAACATCTCTACTGCTACTTAGAGATATCAACAACGAGGAGTAAACCATGGAAAACATCGAAGCACACATCAAAAAAGACAAAGAGATTCTTGAGAATCCAACAACTTCGCCACAGATGCGTCGTCATATTCAAGAAGAATTGCACGACCTAGAAGAATACAAAGAGCATCATCCTGGGGATGATCATGATCCCACACCTTTAGAACTATACTGCGATCAAAACCCATCAGAACCTGAGTGTCTGATTTACGACGATTGATAATAAATGGAACAATTAACGAGTCTAACAAAACCTAACTTTATCGGTAAAGACACATTCAACTGGTGGGTTGGGCAAGTCGAAAAATCTGTTGACACTGCTAAAAATTCTAACCGAGTCAAGGTTAGAATTGTTGGATATCATTCTGACAGGAATGATGTGAAAGCAGAGGACTTGCCATGGGCTCAGATACTTTATCCACCGACTAACTCACAAATGAGTGGTCAGGGGACAAAATGTATGTTATTGCCTGGACAATGGTGTCTAGGATTCTTCCTTGATGGTGATGAACAACAGATCCCGATTGTATGGGGATTGTTAGGTGGAACTTCAAATACTGATGATAATTCTCAGGTTTCTGCAGAATCTTTTAGTAATCCACAGAACATCTGGAAGAAACCTGATTATGTAATGCCAGAGAACGCAGGCAAGAAACCTGGATCACCTTCAGCAGATAAAACCAACGATCAACCACATCTTGCACCAAAAGCAAAAGAAGAAGACGAGATTGCAGATGGTGGTGGTAGTCCAAGAAAGGTTGCAGAAGATGAATTAGGTAGTCAGGCGGATCAAAAACGCTCATCAGATGAAGCGTACAAAGTCAATAGAGGAGACGGAGTATGTGCATCTGAGGGTATGATGGATCAGATGGCTGCTAAACTTGAAGAGTTTAGTAATAAACTTGCAAACGTAACTAAGGCAGGTGAGAATTGGATTGACGAAAAAACTGGAACTGTCTTAGACATTCAGGCAGATGTCAATACATATTCTACTGTGTTGTCTGATATGATGAAGCATCCGCTGTCAGCAATCATTAGATTTACTGAGCAGCAAATTGCTAAAGCTTATCCTGCAATTTATGGTGCAGCAGCAAATCCTAAACCAAGTACACTAAGAGGAATTAAGAAGACCCTTGATACTGCATTGAATACAATCAAATGTATTATGGAGACTGGTCTCTTAGAGGGACTATTCCCACAGTTCAATGATATGTTGAATGGTATTCTGGATCAAGTTACCAGTGCTCCCACAAAGTTCTTCCATCAGGCAAACTGTGCAATTCGCAAAGCGATGGGAGATATTCTCAACAGAGCATTGGAGTCTGTTACTAATGCACTCAACACTGTTGCTGATCTTCTTCTCGCTATTTTCTCTGATCTTGGATCACTTCTTGGTACTATCAATGGATTGATCAGTTCAGTTATTGGTTTTGCAAAATCAATTCTTGGTGTTCTTGGTTGTATTGATCCTGATCTTATCAAGTGTAACAGATCTTTTGTTTATGATACAAAGCAGGGATTCATGAGACCTCAGATGCCCGCTATCCCTTCATTTGGTAATACACAAACAGGAGCAGCATTAGAAGCAGCAAAGGCATTTATGGATAATCCTATTGCTGCTGATACTCTTGCAGAAGATGGTTGCGCTGATCCTGATGTCGGAACATATCCATCAGATAATAGACAACTATTAGTACCAGGATATACATCATCGAGTTTCAATCAGGCATTGAATCCATTTATTGATCAGGATGAACTTATTGAAGGATTTATTTGTTCTGAGGTTATTGATGATGTCATTCAAGGTAACTTAGATATTGTCGCTGTTGCCACAGATGCTATTGCTGCTGGTCAAGATCCTACAATCCTACAGACAGCACAAACTGCTCAACTTGTACTTGCGTCTGGTGGTGGAACTGAGGCACAGATCTATCAAGCTTCTGTATTGATGAGAGATCTTGGTATTCTAGACAACTATCAAACTTGTGTTGCTGGTGAAGGACCAACATATGGAATCAATGGTACAGCATTGGGTTGGAATCCATCAGACAGAGAGATACTAATTGGGCAGTTAGATGCGCCTCTGATTGATGGAACCTGGGTCAGATATAAGAGAGATAGGAAGAAGAACATGAAGATTGCATCTTCACGGTTTATTCCTAGATCAGGTGATTTAGGTGGATCAGGTGCAAACATCATTCTACCAATTGATGGTAATGGTTATCCTGCACAGGATGGAATTGTTATTGATGGTGGATCTGGATATGGTAATGGTGCAAATGGAGCATGTGCTCCTGATCTATTTGTTGTCACACCAATGTATGATCCTAATACAGGATTTGAAGTTGATGGACACTTCCTCAAAGGAACTGCATTTGTTAATGTAAATGGTGAGATTGTTGCAGCATCGTTTGAGAACACTGAAGGATATGTATTCCGAGATAAACCTGTTGTTAGTATCAACATGTGTGGTGGTGAGTTTAGACAACCTGATGTTAGAGATGCTGTCAATGATCCAAACACGTTGACTAGTCAGACTGATACTACTGTTGTAATTGCAGCAGAATCTCCTGATGTGACTGGTATTCTTTTTGATATTGTCATGAGGAATGTTGGTGCTGGTTATATTGATCCAGTTGTTGAGATTTCGGGTGGTTGTTTTGGTCATGGTGCTGCAGCAGTTGTTGAACACTCACAAGGTAGAATTACTGCTATTAAACTAACTGATTCTGGTATTGACTATAATTGTATTCCACAAGTTATTATTCGTGATAATATTGTTGGTACAGGTAATAGAGTTGGTGGAAAGGGTGCTAAAGCAGTCGCCCGTGTTAGGTTTGTAAATAGAAACAACAGATCACTGCAAGAAAAACTTGCACAAAGACAACCAGTACAAGTAGTCGATTGCCCATAAGATTATGTCTATTAGAGATACAAAAGCAAGTCCTGGGTATGTTCAGGGACAAACATTCTTCGATGGATCTGCACTAAGATTCAACACAACGCCAGGTGAGGAAACATTTGAGTTTCTTCATAAATCTGGTAGTTCTATCAAATTTGATGCTGGTGGTAGTATTTCCATCATTGCAGAGAAAGATATCATGATCAGGGCAAAGAGTGGTGAGAACTCTCACATTCAAGTCAATGGTGATTTTGATATTGACATCTCAAAAGAGATGAAGATCAAAGCAAATAAGTTTGACCTTGATGGTGGTAAAGCAATCCGCCAGTCTGCCAAAGTTGTTACAACAAAGGCAGAGAAAGAGCATGTTCTGAAGGGTGAAGCGTTTACGATTGAGGGATCTAATACAATCCACGTCGAGACTAATGCTATTAATACTGTGGTAAATACGATGGAACATCAGGTCAATGGTGTATTCATTATGGAAGCAGTCAACGGAATGGCAGTAACTCAACTCAACCCAAAAGGTGGTATTGAGTTTACTAATGCTGGTTTCTGGACTAATGATACTGCAATGAGCATGTATACGACTGTAGGTTTAGAAAGAGCAGATACTACTGGATTGGCACATACTATCAGGGCAGGCGGCGTCCTGACCATGAGTGCGTTCAGAATTTATCTGAACTAGGGGTTGACACGCCACCCAAAGGCGTGGTATACTTACAAAGTAATCAGGAGACAACCGATGGATCAAGACGTTCTGACGAGGGTCGTTGTTGACGTTGAGAAGCGTAAGTTTTATCTTTACTCTTTACAAGGTGACGAACGTATGGTAGAATGTGAATCACCCAACGAGTTCATGAACGTCTTGAAATTGTGTCGGGAAATGCTTGATGAAGACACCTTAGTATACGTTTCACTCTGAATGCTGGGAGTGTGGCGGAATAGGTAGACGCACCAGACTTAAAATCTGTTGGGCATTGTGCCCGTGAGAGTTCAAGTCTCTCCACTCCTATTGCCACTCTAGCTCAGCTGGATAGAGCAACGGTTTTGTAAACCGTAGGTCGTCGGTTCAAGTCCGACGAGTGGCTTTGGCGATACTGTCGTCAGTGACCCCTTCCGTGTGACTTCAAAAACCCTCCTTCGGGAGGGTTTTGTTGTTTATAAATATGCATATAGGATCCGTATGTCTAATAAAAGAGCATGTCACTCACTCGCCTAACAAACCTGATTAGTTCTACTGAAGGTCGTTTTCTCTATGTTGATCCTAGTGAGTTCAACTCGTCAGACCTTATTTCAAATAGGGGCAACTCACCAACAAGACCCTTCAAAACTATTCAGAGAGCACTACTTGAAGTTGCAAGATTTTCTTATGTCGCTGGTCCCGACAAAGGAAACGATAAGTATGATCAATACTCAATTCTTCTATCACCAGGGGATCACTGGATTGATAACAGACCTGGATACTTTGTAGATTGGGATAAAGACACAAACTATTGGAATACTGATCAGGAGATCAATGGGCAAGTTATTGTTCCTAAACTGACAGATGGATCCAACTTTAATATTTTTGATGACAACAACGACCTATTCAAGTTCAACTCCACTGAAGGTGGTGTAGTCATTCCTAGAGGTACTTCCATCATTGGTAGTGACCTCCGTAAAACGAGAATTAGACCTCGTTATGTTCCTGACCCAATGTATGCGGAGTATCTAGACTCCAACAATATAGGATATGGTACGTCTGACTATAAGCAACCTGGAGCATATGTAGAGGAAGCATACAATCAGACTTTAGGAAGAACATCGTTCTTCAGAGTTACTGGTGCTTGTTACTTCTGGCAGTTCTCTATCTTTGATGCTGTTCCAACTAACACTGGTGGTATCTACAGATATGCAACTAATGACTTTGCAGATATTGTCAAGTTCACTAAGTATTCTGCAAACTATGAGTGGAATCTATCTCAACAACCACTCACAACTGATGCCACAACTGGTCTAGGATCACACCACAAAATTACTGGTTTTGAGTATGCCAATGGAATGTCAGTTGCTGACATTGTTTGCACTCAAGCAGTCAATGATCCCACTGCCACTGATATCTACCTCAACAAGATCAACAGTGGTTCGCAGGCAAGAATCTTCATGGGAGATTACCTGCTGATTGATAATTCTACTGCCTCATCGAGAGAGGTTGTTAGAGTCAAGAAGGTATATCCTGAAGAGAGCAGAATCACTGTATATAGAAACCAGTTAGGTACAACAGCCCCTGCACTTCATGAAGCAAATACTAAGATCACTAAACTGAATGATCTTGGACTGTATTATGCAAAGGTTGCTAGAGGTTTCTCTGACGCTGATATTATTGACCCTATTACTGATGCTGAAGGTGAGATTGAAGCAAGACAGCAGGAAAATAGAATTGTTGGTCCTCTGAACGTAGACAATAGAATTGAGTCTATTGCTATCAATCTGATTCAAGGATCGAGATATAGAATTAGTGTTACTACAAGAGGATCACATGGTCTATTCAAGAACCAGATCGTTTCTTTGAAAGACCTGGATGTAACTGAAACCTCTCAAGGTACTGGATTTGGTGGTGACATCAACGGTACAGTCTTTGTTACTAGTGTTATTAATGCTAACACAATTCAATGTGAGAAGGTTCTTTCTTCCTCTACAATCCCACAGACATATAGTTTCAATACTACAGCAGCAGCAACACTGATTGCTGATATTGATACTGTTGACTCTGCATCACCATATATCTTCAACTGTTCGATTCGTTCAGTCTTTGGTATTTGTGGCATGTTGGCTGATGGATCTAAGGCAACTGGATTCAAGTCAATGGTTGTTGCACAGTACACGGGTGTTTCGCTCCAGAAGGATGATAGAGCGTTCGTTCGTTACATGTATCAGATCCAGAATAGAACTGATGCTGATGGCAACCCACTGAAAGATCCCGCATGGTTGACAGAATCGCAGGTAGGATTCACTCTACCATCTGACCAAGTATCGACTACAGTTGCTACACTACACAGTGAAGGATCTGCACTCTATCGTGATGACTGGAGAACTTTCCACGTTCATATCACAAATGAGAGTTTGATTCAGGCAGTTTCTGTCTTCGCTGTTGGATTCTGTGATCACTTCTTGATTGAAGATGGTGGTGACATTTCTATTACCAACTCTAACTCTAACTTTGGTAATACAGCTCTGAGAGCGATTGGTTTCCGTGAGAAGTCATTCCCTCAGGATAAGTTTGGTAAGATCACTCACATCATTCCACCTAAGAAGATTGATGATACTGCTATTGATGAACTGTCCTGGTATCCATTTGATGTTGCAAAGGTACAATCATCTAATACAAATGCAACCAGAACCAAACTACATCTATTCAATGCTAAGACACCAAATAAGACACCAACTTATCTGTTTGACAACAAGTATGTTTTAGGTGGTAAGCAAGATGAAGACCTAGATGTTGAGATGACTCTAGGTGCTATCACTGTTGTCAAAAACGTACAACTAGCAACCAACGTAACTGGTTCTGGTTCATTCGAACACGTACAAGAGAAAGTATTTACAGTCAACCCAAATACTGACGTTTGTACTCTGTCTGGCGGTCAAACTCACCAGTGGAGAACTGGTACACCTGTCAGAATTGAATCTGAGATGGGTTACTTACCTGATGGTATTGAACCTAACACCACATACTATATTATCTCAGAGAATGGTGGTAGATGGACAAGTTCTGGTCAAGGATGGAATGGACCAACTGGAACTATTACAAACAGAGATAGTCAGTTCAAACTTGCTAAGACTATTGAAGAAGCAAGAGCAGGTACTGCTATCGATGTTCGTACTGATAATCCACCCAAAACTGTCAATACACAGGGTGAAATTACGGCAACTGGTGAACTGAGGGTCATCCAAAGAACCTCAGACATGAGACCAACTCCTACATCATTTGAATTCATTACTAGTACAAACTCTAACGAGTTTATTACTGTTAATGATGCAACTGCTTTGGGACCAACAGAAATTCCTCACGGATTTGATAAGGGACAGCCTATCTTCTTCGTGAAATCTTCTGCGACAGATACAATGCCATCTCTGTCGAGTGGTCCTCTGATTCAGACACAATTCTACTATGCATATCCAACTAGCACATCAAGATTCAAGATCGTTGCTACATTTGACGATGCAAATAATGATAGAAACCTGATTACTTTAGGTGCTATCGCTGCTGCTGGTTCCGTCAAAGTATTTGCTAACTCTGGTCAGTGGCAAGCTGCTCCATGGATTACAAGATGCCCACTACAGTATGATCCTCTGAATCCACTGGGTGCCTCTAATCCTGTAGACACTGAAACAGGAACTGCTGGTAACTGGATTGTAACTACTAAGACAGCAAACAACCAGGTTATTGATGCTCTTTTGAGTGAAGGGGACTTCCAAGGAGATCAAGCACCTAAAGCAACACAACCAGCAAAACTCAAGCGTCAGAGAGACGTTAGAACTAACTATGATAGAACATATAGATTCAGATATGTTCTACCTAAAGAGTTCAAGTCTGCTCGCCCACCATTCCTTGGTTATGTTGTAAAACTAAGAACTAATGCTGATGGATATGTACCTGAGACATGGGATGGTGGTATTCCTGGAGACTATACTCAGTATGAAAGAACATATTACATCTATGACATCACTGAGGTTCAGGACTTTATTCCTGGAGTACAAGATGGTGTCTACTATCTGACACTGCTGCTTGCAGATATTCAGGTTGATCATGACAGAATGGTTCGTGGTGATGGTGGTTCTATCTCACAAAACTGGTTCAAGAAGTTCAAGTTTAGTCAGAGCACCGCTGAACTATATCCTTCATTGGATGCTGATAATCCTGTCAGTAATGCACCAGTCGCTAAATCAGTTGCAGACCATAGAATTCAAGGTTATGTTTACTCTGATTCTAGAAGTCATTCTATCACTAGAGAGGCAGCAGCTTCTTTCCTCAATGATAACAACTATGCCACGGTTGCAATCTCTAACATTACTGTAGAACGTGAAGGTTCAGCAAGAAGAGGTAGAGAAGACCAGTCAAGAATCTTACCTGTTGGTTATCTGAGAAGTGGTTCTTCAAATAGAACTGAAGATGAGGGTATTCAGATTGAACTTCGTAGACCATCTTTGGTTAGATCTGGTAACCATACGTTTGAATATGTTGGTTATGGTCCTGGTAACTACTCAACTGCTTTCCCTGCTAAGCAACAACGTGAACTGACAGATCGTGAGGTTGTTGTATCACAGGCGAAGAAAGAAGATGCGGGTGTTGTATTCTATTCTGGTCTGAACTCACAGGGTGATCTATATGTTGGTAACCAGAAGATTAATGCTGTTACTGGTGCAATCGAGATTATTGATGAGGCAATTCTAGAGGTTTCTGCTGTACCTGCGGACAACATTCCTGTTGGTGATGAAGAAGGTGCAGATTCTGGAGATGATGTATTTGATCTTGTTGTCAAAGGATCACTAACTGTTGAGAACTCTGACCAAGATTCAGCTGCTAGACAGAAAGGATCTGTTAGGGGTCCAACTAAGTTTTTAGGTGGTGTTCAGTTCAATACACCTAAGGATGCTGGAACTAAGACCCAGAAAGTTACATTCTATGGTGCAGGTAATGGTTTCTCAGTAAGAGATACTGGTGATTATCGTGGTGTTCATGACCTATTCTCTACAAACAACGTAAGTTTGAGAGCAGTTGGTGTCGAAACTTCTGGTGGTGAAATTACATTTGAAACCTATGATACTGATTTAGCACTAAGAAAGGACACTACACTTTGGGCGCTAACTACACGTCCACCAATGCATGCTGCTGGTGCTGGTGATAACATTGAGAACATGGTAAGTTCTGCTGGTCTACTAGTAGATGTTACCTGGGCTCATGGTCAAAGTTTTGGTGATGTTGCACACAAAGCATCTGCTGCATTGAGTGCTGATGCTACATCAAACAACCAATCTTGGATCTTCTTACCTGATCCTGCTGGTCAAACTGATGGTGTCTGGTATCAAACAGGCATGACAAAGACTGGTGGTCTATATGCTTTTGAGGATAGAGATACACCAACTGAAGGTAGACTAGGCATCAATGGTTACTATAGAAACTCTGCACGTACCTCTAACTTCTACATCAAAGCAGGATCTACACGTCCTAATGATTGGTTGGTAGGTATTGATAAGTCTGATGGATCTCCTGTTATGTGGATCGATCAGTCACGTTCTGGTGCTTCTGGAGCACTGACACAACCATCAGTTGCATACTTCCAAGACGCTCCAAGAACAAGAATTACTGAACTTGGTGGTGGTGTTTATTCATTCGATGTTGCACCTGGATATGTTTCTGCGTTTGGTGATACTGTTGTAATGTCATCTGATCTATACCTAGAAGACGATATGTTCTTCCGTGGTCAGACTAGTGGCATCTCAATTCCTAACAGTCATGTGTGCTATTCATCTTTCCAAAATGACAATGATGAGAACTATTTCTTCAGAGTTAAGGAACCAACTAACACTAATAATGTCTATAGAAACTTCAGTCTAAACAACGGTTTCTCACAACCTGCAGGTACACTCTTCTCACCAGAAATTCGTGATGATATTATGAACCAAGCACTACCTGTTGGTGCAGTTATCATGTGGTCTGGAACTAACTCTAACATTCCGAGTGGATATGTTCTATGTGATGGTGGTACATACAACAACAGATTTGGTACGACAACAGTTGCACCAAACATGACAGATAAGTTTGTCAAGGGTATGTTGAGTGCTAATGGAACTGGTGGTCAACATACTCAATCAAGAACTATTTCAATCTCTGCTCACGAACTATCAAGACCAGAAATTCCTGCTCACACTCACGGTTTGAACGGTCAATACTTCGAACACAAACACAACTATACTAAAGCTTATACGTCAACGGAAGGCACTGAATTGGAGCAAGAAGGTGTGCCCGATGGTAGCAGATTGTCTTTCATGACTGATGCATTGACTAGTAATCCAGACTATGGAGATGGTGAGACCCAACCTGGACCTGATTTCCACAACGATGTAGGTGGTGGTAGAACTAACAGAACTGGTCCTGGTTCTGGTGGTAATCACTCACTTGATGGTGGAGTTAGTGATCCTAGAAGAGGTGACAGTAGTGGTTCTGGTAACTCTCTAGGTAATTCAAGTAACGGAAGAGCATACGCACACCATCACCCAATTCAAATTACTGGTACTGGACAAGGCGATTCTGGTAGTGTTAATGCCAATGACTATGGTACTGGTGATTCAGATAGTGCAACTCTATCATGGGATAACCAACCAGAATGGGTCAGTCTTGTATTCATTATGAAAGTTTGATATAATCACGTACACATATACCGTAGAAAAATGACTAACAGAACATATGAATTTTTAGATCGATGGGGCGTAGCATTGTTTATTGATAACAATGGTGTGCTATGCATGTATCCACTTGGCACTGAAGGTGTTATCGAGAACGACCGTTATTTGTCAGTAGTTAACTTTGACAATACACAATATGCTAGAGGTGAAGAGAAGGAAGGTTTTGCTGATGATGCTAGAGCAGCACAAGTAAGACTGAGGAAGCGATGGCTCAGGGATAGACAGTCCTGATAGTGTCACACCCCCCTTGACGGATCCGTTGAGGGGGTTTATTATATGAAGGTTCAAACGACGGAGCACATGTACGACGATCTTCAATACGAGCAAGACGTTTTTGATAAGTCTTTCGAGATGGAAGACTTCGATCCTTTCGAGGATGACAATGACTATTGGTCTGTAGGAATCAAGGACAACATTGATCCTGAGACTATCAAGATGCTAAACAAGTTCTGATGTATAGTAACACTGATCGTCTTCTGTTTGTTGGTTCGTTCTTATGGATGCTACATTGGTCGGCAAGAGTATTCTCTGCCCTAGTGGATATGGTTATCGCAAACGGGAGTGCGAGAGTGTTGTATCCTGGTTTGTAGAAACTTATCTACCAAACTATCAACTCACGATTGATGTTGTTCATCGTGGTCTGAAGAAAGAATCTGTGGTTGGGTATTGTTCTACCGAGGACATTCCATCACGTCCTAGAACTTTTCTGATTGAACTTCAGACTTATATGGACAAGACTCTATATCGTACAACTCTTTTACATGAACTCTGGCACATGTTTCAGATGGTCAAAGGTGATCTCAAGCACAAGAATGGACACAAATACTGGAAAAGTGAGACCATTGACCATCTAGAATACTGTGATGATCCTTCCGAATTGGAAGCATATCGCATGGAAGAATTTCTATTGGAAGAGTATCAAATGCGTTGGAAAACCGTGACATTCTTCCCTAATAGGTTGACAGATTATTCTGTCTAGTGTATACTAAACAAGTTGTTAGTTAGGACTTACTTATGTCTCTCAACGACGCATTCAATACTGAATCGTTTGTGAATAGTTACTGGGCAAAGGATCATTGTGATCCTGCAGTCTGGGACTATGTTCCCTCCACTTATGGGGTGGAAGGTGCAGAACTGGTTGGTGAAAAGCACATGAAGTTTTTCTCTGATCTTAACAACTCCTGGAAGAATCCTGGACGAGTTAGCACTGACCCCAAGCGTGTTAGAGAACTAGTTACCGAGATTGTAGAGAACGGTATCAAGACCCAAGGTAGCGTAATTTATTATGATGTTGACACACTTGATCGTGTCAATGGTACACACCGCACAGAAGTTGCTGCCGAATTAGGTATCGACGGATGGATGATGCAGGCAATTCGCTTTACTAGTGAGCGAGCAAAGATCGAGTTTGCCACTCTGTCTAATAACAGAAAAGATCTCCTGCACCTGAATACTTCACCAACAGATGTATTCGAAGCAGTGTGGGCTTTGAATAATCTTGATGATAACTTTGATGAGCAGCAGGTAAAAGCAGACGTACTTCGTCTGGGTTGGCACCTCACCAAGAAGCAGAAAGAGAGGATTTTTGATAATCTGATCATGAAGTTTCGATTGAGTGGTGCTGCTCCTACCCGCAAGTATGCTGATTATAATACTAATCAGTTCCACTCTTTGATGGCAGAGATGTCACACAGAGACCTCAATCCTACCTGGGTTGATATGTGGGAAGACGAGGATTGCATGACGTTGTATATCAACGCTAAGCAGTTTGAGTCTCGCGTTGGTACTATCATCAATGCAAATGTGCAAGCAATCAAGGCAAACAAACCGCTGCACATTATCTACAGTGTGTCAATTCCTGAGGGTGAAAAGAATACCCTACAGACCAATCGATTGTCTTTCTGGACTACACAGATGGCATCGATTGAGACTCGCATGATGGAATCATGTGGTCTTCAGGGTGATATGCACCGCCGAATCTTTGCTTGGAATGATCCAAGATGTGAGCATCGTGCGGTTGCTCAAGATAACATTCAGGAGGATCAGTTTGACCTTATCAAGGTAAGAAACCGAGACTTCAACTGAAGACAGTCAGTGAACTGACACAGCCCCTTGACGGTTCGCCGTCAGGGGGTTTATACTATATGCATTGAAGCGAAACCAACTTGACCATCACTCTCCTTCCCCACCAGCAACGTGCTCTCGATTCTATGAGCAGTGCTGCTAAGGGTCAAGTGCTTGTCCCCACAGGCGGTGGCAAGACCATGATCATGATCCGTCACGCGCTGCGTATGCTCGCTGATGGTCCCCGTACCATTGTTGTTGTTGCTCCTCGCATCCTGCTCGCTAACCAACTATGCGAGGAGTTTATGCAACAAATTGACAGTAAGTATGTTCATGTTGCTCACTGCCACAGCGGTGAGACTCACTACTTCAGCAGCACTAAGTCTGAGAAGATTGCTCTGTTCAATGATGTTGCCCGTACTGCCGATGAGTCCTGCATTATCTTCACTACCTATCATTCACTACGTCGTGTTGTTGACTCTGGTATTGACATCGACGTGGCTTACTTTGACGAAGCGCACAATGCTTGCTCTAAGCAATTCTTTGTTCCTGTTGCTGCTTGCTCTAATTTTGCAGATCGTTCATTCTTCTTTACTGCTACTCCACGTCAATCACGTCGGCATGATCGTGGCATGAACAACACCATGGTGTTTGGTAATGTTATCTGCAATGTTCCTGCACCTGAACTGATCAACAACGGTAGCATCATTCCTCCTGTTGTTGTTGGCATTGAGACCAATGTTGATCGCACTAAGGATAGTGCTGCTCAGATCGACGCTGATACCGTCTCTAACATCATTGATAACCTTGATGATAGTCAGGCAGCAAAGGTGTTGGTTGCAGCACCTTCCAGTCGCGTCCTGGGGCGTATGCTGGGGCAGTCTGATATGATTCAGCAACTCAAAGACCGTGATTATCACGTCCTACATATTACTAGTAAGTTCGGTGCATATGTTGATGATCGTAAGGTCAACCGTGAAGAGTTTTTCAACACTCTGACCACTTGGGGTAGTGATCCTTCTAAGAAGTTTGTAGTCTTCCACTATTCTATTCTGTCCGAAGGTATCAACGTCCCTGGGTTGACTCACTGTATCCTTCTTCGCAACCTGAATGTTGTTGAGATGGCACAGACTATCGGTCGTGTGATTCGTATTGATCGCAACGATGCTGCTGACATTGCCTCTGGCAAACTTATCCCTGGTCAGTGTCAGTTCTACCGCAAGTCTTGTGGATTTGTTTCAGTTCCTGTCCACAACAACTACGGTGCTGCTACAATCAAACGCCTTCAGAATGTAGTTGACGCTATCTTCGTGAAAGGTATTCCGCCCCTCGCACTGGTGTAATATGGGAATGTTCGATTACTTCAAATCATCATATGATTTGGGTCCACAGTTTACAAAAGTACCATGCCAAACTAAAGACATTGAGGACACTGGTGGTGGCACCATGTCCTTTTATTGGTTAAATCCACATGGTCAGTTATTTCGTGTTTCATACGATGGGACACAAGATTTTGAGGAAGTTCCTGAAGGAGAGAGGAAATATAAATGGCAAATTTATCGTCCTGTTGCTAATGGTCAAAAGGGTAGAGTTGTCGCTGAGATGATCAGTAAGAGCATTGTAATTGTCCCTGCAATGTGTGTTGAGAGCAGTCTCCCTAAGTTGCTAATAGACTTCAAATATGGTAGAATAACAGGGCATGAGCGAATAGGATGAACATTTACCATTGCCAAAAGATAGGTGACATTCACGTTGGGGATGTTGTCGAGTTCCTGGGATGTAGCAAGGAACAAATTAACTGGGGGAACAATGATGATCCCTATATGTTAGAAAAAGGAAAATGCTACATCGTGGAGGAGGTCGAGGTCCATCGGTCCCACACGAAACTGAAATTGCAAGGAATTGAAGGAATGTTCAATAGTGTCTGTTTTATTGACATTGATGAACTATTAGATCTGTAAACAGGAGACAAACTTATGACTAAACGCGAATTTGTGGACTCTAAAGGTAACACTTGGGAGTGGGATGAGACCGATGAGGTAAGAAAGGCAGTCGAACGTCTGCACCAGACCATCCGCGACCTGGAGGCAAAAAACGCCGAGGACGGTGGTGACAAATGAAATTACTAACACTTGACGATTATATCAAAGCTGGTGAAACATTCTGGCCAAAGTATAATTATGTTGCCACTACACTTGGACCTGATGCTAAACCAGAAGACATTCTGAAAGTAATGGAAGCAGTTGGTACTGTAGCACTCAAACTTGCACTCGAAGAAAAAGAAGGATCATTTGGATTTAACAAACATGACGGAAGAGACGAGGAAGAAGAAGAGAACTGTTCTTGATTCAATCAGTACTAACCCAACGATTGAGAAGGACATTCCTGAAGATCAGGTGTGGATTGATGATGCTTTCTTTATCAAGAAGACACGCTTTGGTCTGTTTGTGAGTGTACTCAAAGAACCAATCTATGGGGCACAGTTTATCACTGGACCGACAGAAGAAGCAGTGTTACAAATTACACGTTGGCACCTCAAATGCTTGCAAGAAGGCTCACTTGATGAGTATACTAGGGTAGTAAATGATGGTTTTGTAGGCGGTAAACTGTGAACATCTTTGTATCTCATCCTGATCCATTTGTGTCAGCAAAGGTATTACCTGACAAGCACATTGTCAAGATGCCTTTAGAATGTTGTCAGATGTTGTCTATCATCTATAGCAAATGGTATTATGATTGGGGTCCACTACCCAAAAAAGATGGTGGTTATTATGCAACTACCAAGGGAGCATTTCGTAACCATCCATGCACAATCTGGGCAGCACAGAATCACTACAATACTGCCTGGTTGATACAACACGGTCTCGCATTGTCTGCAGAGTATAAAGCACGGTACGATAAAGTACACTCATGCGCTGAGACATTGTGGGAGGCAAAAAAGATCTTCCATCGTAAGTCTGGCAAAGCAATTACATGCTACTGTATGGCAGATAACTTCGCTCGCGCTATGCCAGACAAGTTCAAATACGACACAAGCATAGATACTTTTACGGCATACAAAATGTATATTGCTAGTAAACCATGGGTATCTACCAATTACAATCGTATACCAGAACGTAAACCAGAATGGATCTAACATGTACGAAGAACAAGACTCTTACGATAAAGCAGTACAACTATTTGGCACCCGTGTCAGTATGATTTGTGCAATGGAATTGGCAAAGAAAATTGATGCTGAGACTGCATATTCCAATATCAAAGCAGAACTAAAAGCACTAAAAGCAGTGAGGAAAGAATGGAAGAAGGACCAGTAACATCTAAAGACTCTCTATCAGTTAATATTACTGAAGACGGCAAAGTTGAACTTGATTGGGATCCAAATGATCCACGTTGGTCATGGTTGAATGACTTGACAAATGAAGAAGTTCAGGCTATACTAACCACAGCAATCGAACATGCTACCGAAAAGGATTGGAAACTATGACTCTCGATTATGATAAAGTTTGGGAAGTGATGAATGATCTTGAAGAGATTCAAGAAAATGTATCACAGATTCGTGCAACATTATTGGCATCACTTGACTATGAAGATGAACAAACCAGTCGTAAACTTGTGGAGGCAAGCGTGACACAACTCAATCACTATCTAAATCTTTGGGAAACTAAGTTTCAACGTGCATGGAACAAAACTGTGCGTGAACTAAAGTATCAAGACATTCAGAAGATGCGTCTCACTTCTGTTGGTGTAACGACTGATGAACACAATCAGAAGTAAATGTGAAGATTTCACAATTTGTTTGGGATCACTGTTATAATTAGTTGTACCAAAGGCAATTCTATGACACTTCCAAAGGACGGCAGAAAACTTGACCAGAATGAGATCGACAGCATCGAAAATGCTGTAAAAGAGGCAGGAATCCAGCAGATTCACCCCGATAAGATGGAAGCATTTGCTGAGGAATTGGTTAGGCGATGGCGCAACGGCAGTCCGTTGTCCGAATGATGAAGTGTCACAGGGGTCTTGACAGACCCCTTTTTTTGTGCCATAATAACAGTATGAAAAACACCCACCTGCAACACCCCGAAGATACCATCCTCACGGGTGATCTTTCGGTCATCAATCTTTTCTACAACTTCAACACTGCCAGCGTCAAGATTGACGGTGCTCCTGCTATTGTGTGGGGCACAGATCCTGCCACTGGTACTAAGTTTGTTGGCACTAAGTCTGTCTTCAATAAGAAGAAGATCAAGATTAATCACTCCCATGATGAGATTGACATCAATCATGATGGTAAGGTAGCAGATATACTCCACGCCTGTTTTGACCTCCTTCCTGAGCATCCTGGCATCATTCAGGGTGACTTTATTGGTTTCGGTGGTACTGATACTTTCCGTCCCAATACTATTACATACAAGTTCAATCGTATGATCAATCACCTCAAGATTGTGATTGCACCTCATACGATGTATGCAACTGATGATGAGATGAAGGATGCCTATGTAATTCAAGAGGCAGACATGGAGATCTTTGAAGATACCGAAGACGTTGTATTTGTGCAACCAACTGTTGACTGGATCTCTGCTAATGTTGATGCTCCTATCATCAACACTGACAATGTTCAGTTCATGACTGATGCTGAAGCAGCAGATGCTATCAAGAAGATCAATGCATGTATTCGTGACGGTCTTGATCTTACTGATGACCTGCTGTTTGACATCTTTGGTTGCATCTATCTGACCAATCTGTATCAAATGGTGATTGAGATGAAAGAGGACATTATGGACAATTTCATTCTCTACAACTGCCCCAAAGCATACATCGGTGAGAAACAAATCAATCAAGAAGGATTTGTCATCTCTGGTGATTGTGGTATGATGGTCAAGTTGGTTGATCGTCCTACCTTCGCACATGCAAACTTTACTCTTCCTAAGACATGGTAAGCAAATCTGAGTTGATTCATTACAAGATTCAGGCAGCATTGCGTGAGCATAATATACCTGAAACAGAAATAAAGTATATGGGAGAAGTAGTTGCAACTGGGCAGCATATGTACCTGATTGCAAATCAACATCTGGTAGAAGCATCAAATATAATGGAGTTTGAGCGGGTCGATGAAGATTGAACTATCAACGAGTGAGGTACAATTTATCATGGATTTAATGATGGGTTGTCCACTTGGATTTACTAAAGATCATGCTATTCAAAATAACATAGATGATTCTGCCCTGTTCAACCGTCTTGGTGTGGCACTTGAAAAGGTGGCACACCTGCCTGCTCAGCAGGGGGAGGGTGCTGCTATGATTGTTGTATCAACAAAGGAGACCGATGGATTCGAAACTCAAGCATCACCTCTCAATCCCTGAGAACCGTCTGAGGTATGCCTTTGACTTCCTGCTCAACCATGGTCCTGACTTCGTAGACTATCGCAAGTGCTATAATGCTATTGCTGAATGGTCTGACAAACTTGACACTTCTGAGGCACACTACTGATGCAATTCCAAGTTACTGACATTCACTTCGATTTTGGTGATAGTTTTGAACCAATTATCACCAAAGAGGAAATGGATGAGATTGTAGATGAAACCATTGGTACATTCTGGGAGGCAGAGGATGGTGATGATTTGATTGAAGAGATTACTGCTGCCACAGGATTTTGCGTCAATTCTATTGATTATCGTCACATTCTCAAATGACAGCAACTTATCAGATCTCAGTAACACTTGACGAGGGCACATTGTCATTTTTGAAGACAATGCCCACACGCCCTAAGACACAAAAAGGTATCAAGACACGCAACACCAGACTGGAGAATTATGCTATGAATCGCTATCCTAATTGGAAAGAAATCGACATCAAACTGCTGCCATGATTACTGAAGCAACACCACAAGATTGGGAAGACTTTTGGTATTCCCCAGAAAAGTTCGGGACGTGGTATCCTGAAGACTTCTACAATTCTGAATCTGAAGGACGCGAATTTAAGGACAATGAGCAATGAATTACCAACCTCCTTTCCTCACACGCCACCAAGCAATTACAGATATGAGCGTGTTCGCAAAACGTCTACTATTGATGCAATTTGGATTGTATCTAATCATCTTTTCCTTTACAGTGGGGCTAGTGCTCGTAGTATCTGGGGATTCTACAATCACAGAAAAGATCAATACTTCTCGCCCATCAATTCAAAGCGAGTCGGTGAAACGGTAGACGTGAGCACCACCAGTCCCTGGACTGCTATGCCACTTCTCAAACTGGCACTGGACTCCACCGACTGACTCCATTTCACCCTATAATAACTTCAGTTCAAACAAAGGCACTCCATGGGCACTCGCTCCCTGATCGGCAAGCAACTCAACGATGGTAGCATCCTGGGCGTCTACTGCCACTATGATGGCTATCCTGAGTTCAATGGTCGCATCCTGCGTGACAACTTCGACACCGAAGATAAAGTTAACAAACTGATCGATGGTGGTGATATGTCCTGCACCTGGACTAATGCAGGTTGGAATAATGAAACCCTGCCCGAAACTGGTCCTCTTTACTACACCATGCGTGGTGAATCTCTGGAGAACAATGCTCCTCAACTCTACAAAGATTTGAATGAGTTCCTCTGTGGTGCTGACGATTGTGGTGCAGAATATACCTATCACTTCGTTGATGGTGAGTGGACCTGCCACGATGTGCGTCCTAATCCTTACCTTCCTCACAATGTGATGGAAGTGCCTATCCCTGCTGGTCCAGTTGCCTAAGTGGCACAGGGGCGCTTGTAGCGCCCTCTCCATGCCCTATAATTACTACATCAGCAAACGACCCATGCGACTCCACACCTCTGCCACACAGATCGACTTCTATCCCATTGGTACTGGCAAGCGTTTCGTCAAGCGTGTCATCTGGCATCCTGGTGATGAGCAGACTGAGATGACCTCATTCTCCACCCGTAGCAAGACCGACATGGTGTATGATGTGAACTGCTACCTTGCTAACGGTGCTACTATCAGTGACTTTAACACTGAAGAATACACTGGCACTGATTACTCTCCCGTCTACTGCTGATCATGGATTTTTCTCTGACTTTTGAACAACTCATCGAACAAATGTGTGAAGACCCTATGTTCATCAAACAATGCGAGGAGAACAATCGTATGTGGGATGAGGAGGCAGCAGCAGAGCTGGAGGTGACAGTCGATGAACTGCACCACATGCTCGGCATCGGTGCCTGATCTACCCTATACTAACTTTAGTTCAAACAAAGACATGACCACCGCTTCCTTCGCTGACTTCTGTGCCACCGCTGACGCCCGCAACACCATTGAGTTGAACATCCGCAAGTATTGCCTGATGCTGTGTGATGCTCTCGTGGACAACTTCAAGTCCCGTAACCATGGCAAGGTTGGTCGTTATGATGCCCCCGTCTACCAGTTCGTGATTGAGACTGGTCGCAAGTATCACAAGATCATCATGGTTATTCCCAACGATGGTCGCCCTGATTCTCGCTCTGTCCATGCATTTGTGGACAAGAAGACTGGTGAAGTTTACAAACCTGCTTCTTTCAAAGCACCTGCTAAGGGTGTTCGTTACAATCTGCTGCTGATCAAAGATCGTGAATGGTTGTTAGAAAATGCTGATTGGGCTGGTGGTTATTTGTATGTCCGATGAGTTGAAACCACCAGTTCCTAATTTGATCATGTTAGGTGTCCTGTTACTTTGTACCATTGGTATCATTGTTGCGGGATACTTTCATGGCAAAATGCATTTGCTCACCGTATTAAAGAACGCTGTTTCATGAATCTGAATTTGCAAGAAATCGACCATTTGATCACTGCACTGCAACATATGTCATCACATGATGTTGCAAGAGCGAGAGAGATGATTACACCTGGTGTGACAAATCACAATGAGTTGATTCAAAAACTGAAAGACTATCGGATGAGATTGACATGAACTTTGAACTTGACATGGAGGATTTCACGATTATTCTCAACGCGCTTCATTACTATAAGAAAGTAGAGAAGCGAGGAGAGTTTGAGAATTACACGGACGAGCGAATCAATGCAGTCCGTGATAAACTGGTAGAGCAAATGGCACCCACTCCAAAATATGACTTCACGCGGAAAGTATAGTGTAAGAGGACCAGATTCACGCGGAAAGTATGCAATCATCTGGTTTCCTTCCAACTCATCCACACCAAGAGTTGTAGCAAAGTTCTCTGATGAATTTACTGCACATCGACATAAACGAGCCCTTGTCAAGTTCACCATCTCATAGTATAATATGACCATCGATCATTCTTCTTTCATGAACGTCTACCCGCCCGACTTTTACGAACAAGTAGTACAAAGCATGCCGAAGATTGATCACAAAGTAGCAGAGTCTACCACAAAACAAACTCAAAGTGATGTGTTAGATCTGTCTCTACGACAGTTGGAATATCTTTCCATTCTGGTAAGGGGAAATGAATATGAACAGTATTTGATGAGTCATATTAATAGTGTAAAGGTCGAACTTCAGCGTCAGTACAATGTCATCAACAACATCAATGCTTATGTCTGAAGTTCCTCCTCTCAAAACATTAGTCCAATATAAAGAACATATTGGGCACATTGCATTTTATATGCCCCCCACTCATGATTCCCTAAATTATTATGAGGGGTGTATTACTATCGCAATTCCCCCATCTTACGTCCGTATTGTCGTCCCACCCTCTGATTATTCTCTCATTCAACCTATAACTTTCATGGATAAGACCGTCTCCCTCACTCACGCTGAAATTGATATTCTCATTCAATGCATGTATCATATGAAGGATACTCTCAAAGACATGACTGATATTGAAGATGACAAGAAAGACATACTCGCGTCGTGTTATCAAAAGTTAGTCAATGCATGAAAAGTACGAAGAACTACTCACACGGTATACAAGAGAAGGATTACCTGAACAAGATGAATTAGTTGAATTGTTTCAATACTTGTTAGACACTGATAAAATAAAAGAAATGTCTCCACGTATGCAACAGTATGCTAATTACTTACTGATGGAAGGTTTCCTATACAACGTACACACAGGAGAGAATGAGGAGTCTTAGTTACTCCTCTTTTTTTGTATTGATTACTCCGTTTTTCTTGTACCCAACCCAGTCTCTCTTGCTTTATTCAATCTCCACCAATCTTCTGCTGTCTCATGTGATTCAAAGTATTTTACTTTTCCGTGCCAGAATAAAGTAAACTTATCAAGTAATGACTCATATGATATCATTGGAGCTTCCTCTGATTCATATACAATGTCATTCTCATAGCAATCATGGATGAATTTTTCCATATCTGCCTTTTCTTCTTCAATCCATCTGTCCATAGTAGTAAGTGCGGAGAATAAAAAAATGTATAATAAAATATGTATGTGTTGTTTATAGTTTTCCACAAGGATGTGGAAAAAGTGTTATAAACTGGGGAAAACATGTGGAATATGATCTTTTGTAATCTTATGTCTTCTTATGTCTTCTTATGCCAAATCTTATAGTCATCTTAGCGTGCATGTTAACACAAAACTCCGAAAATGTCAAGACCTCAAAAATCTAGTCTAGGGGTTGACAAAAATCTCGACTAGGGTTATAATAACTCTACTAGATTCAACTAGATTTCATATAATCTCGACTAGATCATATATCTCTACTAGATCTCTACTAGACCCTTCTAGAATCGTCTATAACACGTCTAGAACTAGATCTCTACTAGATCTACTAGATTCTTCGTAATTCATAACTAGATGCACTAGATCATGTACACATATACGTACTAGATCATAACTAGATCATGCGTGTATATGTGTACTAGATGAGCGAGAATGCGTGTACTAGATGTACGTGTACTAGACGCACATACGCTCACCCCACTCACCCCTACCCACACCATTTGTGCGTGTTATGTGTTATAATGTGTGTGTATGTGTTAGGTATAGTGGGGGCACGTATTCCACAGATATTCTGTCTCAAGGGGGGAAAAACGATGAAATTTGTATAGTTTTCCACAAATATTTGAGAATCTGTGGAAAACGTTTGTTTTGCTAATATTATTGATATCACGTGTACACTACGTGATCAAGTACTGTTGTGACAGTTTCTGAACTGTCCACTAATTGCCCCATTCGTCCTCGGATGGGGTATTATAATATCAATCGCAACCACTTCATGGCAGATCGTATCATTGATCGTGATTCTCTGCAGGAAAATTACATCGAAGCAATCATCGATGGAATGGATCACAAGTCCTTGTGGGCGTTCGTTTATGATAACCTGAACGATCATTTGGATAAGTATAGTGTCAATGAGTTGATTCAGGAAGTTGAAGAGTATTATCCTGAACTTCTTGAAGAAAGTGAGGCTAACTGAATCAGTGAGTTATTAACACTAACTGGGGCAGCTGCTCGACCAGTTGACAAGGTGGACTAGGGGGGGTTGATTCTCCCCCGATCCCGTGTATTGTACCTTTGTCATTCGGAACCAACACTTTTATGATGGACCAACTCGAAATGTTATCCCAACGTGAACAACTCATGTGGGATATTGATGGAATTGTTGAAGAGTTTGCCTGCAACAATAACATCAGCGAAGATGACATGGAAGATCTAATTCGTGTCCTTTGTGATTCCGTCTGCAAAAACTTTCCTGCTAACTGAAACCATGCTATTCCAAGTCACACAGATTGAGTTCGACTTTGAAGATTCTGCGTCCTATGATAAGGAACCAGGATATTTTCAGAGTATTATTGATGAAACATTAGAAGGAGTTTGGGAGGCAGAGGATGGTGATGATCTCATCGAAGAGATAACATGCGCCACAGGATGGTGTGTAAAATCTATAGATTATCGTCACGTCCTTAAATGAACATGAACACCGAACCTTGCCGCTATTGTGGTGGAAACTGTCCCCAAGATGAAGAATATGCTTGCGACGGATACTTAGGGGACATTGATGAACTCTACTCTTCTGAGGGGTCGCCCAACCAGTTGACAAGGTGGCACACAACCCCTTGATTTTTGCCCGATTCTGTGCCATGATACCATCATGAACAAAACAACTTCCAACCCCTACGAAACCTACATCCTGTCCAAGGGTCGCGATCTGCCCAAGGCACAACCCAGCACGGGTAAGGTGCCTGCTCGCTTCGCTGACCGCTTCGCCACCTACGAAGCATACCAGGAAGCGATGGCAGACTTCCTCAACGGTCTGTGACAGTCGGGGTACTGTCCCCAACCTATTGACTTTCCACCTGATCTCTGCAATCATACATACATGGCACAAACATCATTCCGAAACGGCGACTCCTACGGGATATCCGACCGCTACACTACACGCGAAGATGGGGACTGGGATGATATCATCTCCCCCGACGATTATGAAGAAATTCTTGATCGTAAACGCTTCAATCAATCAATGGGTTACAATGCATGGAGGGGAATCTGATGTGGGATGAAATTCAAGACATGCCAGGCGAAATTTTTGACCTGGACATTGATGATCGGGAATTGATGCCACCCGACATGCAAGAGGACATTGAGAAGGAAGACCCGTTGCTGGACGATTGAGCAACTGTCCACCATTGTCCTCAAACCCCTCCACGGGGTGCCATACTAAGATCAATCAAACGAACCACACCATGAACGGATTCACCAACTACGAAACCTGGAACGCTGCTCTCTGGATCGGCAACGATGAGTTTCTCTACAACACCGCTAAGGCATGCGTTGAGTTCTGCGATGTTACAGAGACCCCTTGGCAGAAGTTCGTCCGCTGCATGACTGACGGCGTGGTCGGTCGGTTCATCGGTGAGACGGGCGACGGCGTGCGTTGGGATGATCCTGCCATCGACGCTGCAGAGATGGAGGAAATGCTGTGCGATCTGTGATCTCTGCCCTTACCAAACCCCGATCCCCATCCTACCATCGTCGCACCATGCTTAAGTTGATCGTTGCCGCTGGTCTGCTCTATCTGCTGTGGGAACCGATCAAACCCGTCCGCAGTGTGACAGCTGAGATACTGTACCAAGCGGGAGATCTGATCAAAGCAGACTCCCTTATGATTGATCACGAACCACAGCAGAGACCATGACCGACCTTCCGACCTTCGCCGTCCAACCCGCCGCCTGGGAGACCTTGGACACCTACGGATGCGACTGGGCGATCGACATGTCCCACGCCTATAAGATCGCAGCGATCTGGCAGGAGATGAACGACGGCGGCGATATGATGATCTGGCGCGTGACCCCTGGCGGTGATCCGATCCGCTGGGTTCGGGTTTATGAGTATGAGTCCGTCGATGTTGTGGCAGATGACGCACTGGCACTCCTCTCTTGACCTGACCGCCAATCCGCTGTATCCTTAAGAAGTCAACCGCACAACACCCGAACATGCGTAAGATCGAACGACTCATGAACGATGCCATCTCCAACGGCACCGATTGGCAGAGCGCCAACACCAGCGTGACCCATACCGATGACGTGGCACAGGTCCGACTCCATGGTAACCTGATCGCTGAGATCGGTGACAACTTCATCCGCCTGTTCGATGGTGGGTGGCAGTCCAATACCACCAAGTCCCGCCTGAATGCCATCCTGGCAGAGCATGGCGAGCAGGGTGACGGCGTTTTCCAGAAGGACTGGCAATGGTTCGTCCAGATGAACACCGCCCAAGGTCTGACCGTCGTCCCGTTCTTCTCCTCCATGCGCCTGGGGTGATCCCCCCCACCGAGCTCTGAGATTCTGAAGAAATGTTACTGCCCCTGGATTCTGCCGCCTGATGCTGTAGGATACGGGGGAACCAATCAAAGGACACCTATGCGTTTTCTGAACACCTGGATCGATTGGCAGAACGTCCCCAGCAGTGCCGTCGCCTCTATGCGAATCCGCCCCCGTCGTCGGTCGGTCACCATTGAATGGCGATCGGGGCACTACAGCACCCACACCGTGCGCCGCCGCGATATGATCCGCCTGCTGGATCCCCGCCAATCGGTCGGGCAGTGGGTGAATTGCTTCGCCCTGGGGTGAGGGTTGACCCCCTCCCCCGATCTGCTACAATATCCCTAACGATCCAAACCAACGGACCATGACCCACACCGCACTCATCGAATCCCTCCCCATCTATCAGAAGTGGGAGAGCAGCAAACAGTCCATCTGGGAGGGCAGCAAGTTCCAGTCCTTCCGCAACATCCCCTCCCCCAAGTCCAAAGGCGCTCAGGGTGAGCGTCTGGTTCAGCAGGTGATGGAGGCGCTCGGGCATCGTGTCGAGCGTCCTGAGAATTCTGATCATGATCGGATCATCGACGGATGGAAGACTGAGATTAAGGTCAGCACCACCTGGAACGAAACCCTGGACAACTGGACCTGGCAGCAGATCAGGGAGCAGGATTATGATCGGATCATCTTCGTGGGCATCAACCCCAACGACGTGAGCATCTGGTGGGCGACCAAGGAGGACCTTCGTCAGTTCGTGCTGGGTCGTGATGAGATGCGCCAGCATGCTGGCAAGGACGGCGGTCAGGAGTTGTACTGGATTCAGGGCAGCGGCAAGCGCCCCTGGTTTCGTGATCTGGCAGACTTCTGATCCTACCACGGCGGGGCGGGTGCCTCGCCTTTTTTTGTAAAAACAGAAAAGGTGTTTCGACAGTGTTATTGAGAACGGTGGGGTCTTATTGCGAAAGCCCCGTATATTAATTCTATGGGTCCCTCTAACCTACAAAACTTTGAAAACGAGCGATAAGTATTCTGTTTTCGAATTCGCAAAAGGGGAACCTAGTGATCAAAAAAATTTTCCGTGGTATAATACATACTATAGGTCATTCAAATTATGGACAATTACAACATCTATTGCCGAGGTCGCCGTATTTACACCGAGGTTTCTGAAGACGACATGTTGGATATTCTCGCAGAATTCGCAGAGGACTTTCATAGTACGGGCGAGCCTGACCCTGACGAAATCGCTGTAGAATTGATAGAAAACAATGGAAAAGCAAGATATCTCACACAACCCCCCAAAGATTGAATTATACTACCGCGCCCCACTACGCACGGATCATGTATTATTGAATGAAGCATTAGATGAATTATACAAAAAAATTGCTGTACTAGAAAAGAAAGTCGATGAGTTATCACGGAAATCTACCACTGACGACGGGTTACACCCTAGTTGACAAGAACGTTCTGAATACTGTTAGGATTCATGATTCCTGGAGCGACAGTATTGTTGTTTCTATTGCAACAGATTCAAATGGAAGACCCTATCCGATTACAATTACCGAATGTAGGGTAGAGTTTGACAATGAAGCGAGAACAGTGCTCAGAGCGCCTGGTAGCGGGCAGCCAGGGGACTGTAAGGCATGGAAGGAAGGATCTGTCAAGATTCTATCAAAAGAGATGAAAATCCTAGATCTTGAGAATGACTCTACGAAAGTGATTGATGGTATTACATATCCATTGATTAATTCTGCTGGTACGATGACTTTCAGTGGACAGTATACGAAAGTAGTATTTCCATGTGATCGTATTGGATATCTTGATGATTTCAAGAGTGATGAGAACGTAGTAACTTCACATCCATATGCTGATGAACAGGGTACTGAGAGTTTGTATGTTGAGAAGTTACCGAGTGAATGGGATCATCTAACAGAGTTTCGACCTGATCCTACACATGACTGTACTTTGACATATCATATTCATGTGATCTACACTGGTGGATCGTATGCGAATATACCAGACGATCCAAATACACCAGAGGATGAAACAATTCCTGGATATACTATTTCTGACGGGTATGAGATTCACACGATTACGCAGAAGATACTAAATAATCACGACGATAATATCAAAATTATGCGTCATTTGCTCTCGAAAGAACGTGGGCAAGATGCTATGCAGGAAAAATATAAGTATAGCAACACGCATTCAGACTACGAGCAATACGATACTGAGTTAGCAGATAAACAATATGCCAGCAGCGACTAGGATTGGAGACGCAGATTTACCACATTGCTCTGGAATGGTCAGAGCAAAGGGATCGATCAACGTGTTTGTGAACGGAATCTCTTGGAGTTTACAGACACATCCAAATACAGGACACTTACTTCCTGGCAATCCATGCCCAGGACACGCTGCACCAATCTCTGCAGGCGCACCAACAGTCTATGTGAACGGATTACAAGTCGGACGTATCGGAGATCCGACGTGTACCGCAGTAGCAAGAGGTTCAATTAATGTATTTGCAGGATCTGGTGCGAGTACAGTGGCAGCACCTGCCTCTATTACACTATCCACAGCGGCAGTAACGGTGTGATATGGTACAAAAGACGCAGTATACCTTTGCAATTGGGTCGATCTTTACGCCTCAAGCGTTTGATGAGACGATAAACCACGTCGCAACGTCGTGGCAGGTGTCTGATCAACCAGAATTTGGCGATGATGGGCGCGTCGAAGACCGCAGTTTTATCATTTATGAGTCATTAGTTGATACCACCGCGTTAAAGACTCTAAAGTTCTTTGCAGAAGATGTTCTACTACCCTTTAGAGACTATTATTTACGCGCAAAATTCCATTCTGACCTCTCTGCAGGCATAAAATTAGACCCTCTGGTGCTCAAATGCACTGCAGGGTCTAATGTTGTAGACATTCGTGGGCGTCAAAACATAGTTACGAAGCAAGTAGAAGCGGATACTGGCGCAATTAATGAAATTTTGTTCGGAATGAGAGTGAATTATGTCACTAATTTACTCGGACTTGCTGGTGGAAACATGTTTTCTAAACCTGCAGTCATAAAAAGTATTGATTATACGAACCAACAACTAACATTATCACAGAATTGCCTCTTCAATGGGTCATATATCTTCGATTTAGAGCAAACTTACGAAAGTGAGTGGAGTCCAGCGATCAGATTTGACTCTACAGAAGGATTTTGGGCAACTATCGAGTTCATTACTCAACCTGTGGACATCTCTATACCGCTTACTCAGTCTGGTTCGCTCACTGTTTTGGCGCAAATGTCAGATTCTACCGCAATTTCTTATCAGTGGCAGATCAGAAACGCTCAAAATCAGTTCCAAGACGTTCCTGGGGAGACTTCTACAACTCTAACCATCTCAAATGTTGCTCTAACTCAGGATGGTAGCGTATATCGTGTCAAAGCAACGTCAATTTACGGTCAACAGATCATTTCGAATGAGGTAACACTCACTGTTATCCCAATTACGATCACAATTCTCAGAGATCCAAGAGACACTGCGTTTGTTCAAGGTGGAGCTGCAACGTTTGACGTGGTTGCTACTCTTGTTGGTAGCGCAAACCTTACATATCAATGGCAGAAGCAAGAAGCAGTTGATGACCAGTGGGTAGATATTAGCGGAGCAACTAGTGTCACATATACAACTGGTGCTCTTAATACTACAAATGACCTTGGAGATAAGTATCGTGTCAAGGTTAGTAATGATGTAGCACCAGGAATTGTTGTAATATCTAATTTTGGTACTCTAGTTGCACAACCATTCGATCTTACTCTTGTCTATCCAAACAATACATCACGAAACTGGACATTTGAAATTGATGGTCCAGTAATTTGTGATAGCAGTGTCGGTCAAACATGGAACGTAATTCCGTATTCACCACTGAGTGTTGATGTTAAGATGTGGGGTAAGAGTACGACTAATCAATATGCTGGATACACTGAAGGAAGAATTTCTTTAGCACAAGATAATGACTATAGAATTTACACTGACGTTGGTGGAGCAGCCCCAGGTACTAGTTATGGTTGGGTTACGGGTGAAAAGGGTGGTGGATATACGGGCATTTTCAATGGTCTAAACGCATCACAATCATCGGCAATTATGATTGCAGGTGGATCTGGTGGTAGAGGTTATGGTCATGGATCATCTGCTGGTGGTCTTGGCGGTGGTACTAGTGGTACTGCAGGTGCAAACTCTAACGACACCCAAATTGGATCTACTGGCGGTGGACCAGGTACTCAAACTGGTGCTGGCGGTGGCGGCAGTGCTGGTGGATCAGCAGGAAGCGCCCTCCAAGGTGGTAGAGGTGGTAATGGATCCCTAAGTGGTTACCCCAACGCTGGAGGCGGTGGAGGAGGCGGTGGAGGTTACTACGGCGGCGGTGGCGGCGGTGGTGGTAACGACTATGGTCAGACTACTCGTAATGCATCTGGTGGTGGCGGTGGATCAGGATATTTTGATTCATCAATCGTTACTAGTGGACTTACTACTACTGGGGCATCTCTTAAATCAACAGGTGGTACTTGGGATGATGAAGATCCAAACCGTAACGGCGCAGGATATAACTCTGATGGATCTGCTCGTCTTGTTATGACTACAGTTCTGGGTCAATATTATACCGATCCTCTTGGAAGATACCTTATCTTCTCAAACTGCACTTACATGACTCCACCATCTTCGATGCAGAAGACATTTGGTACTGTATACCCAGGAGATACTAAGTGTATTGATAATGCAAGATGGCAGAGTATTCGTAACTCTGCTGGTAATACTGCGGCTTCAAACTTCCGTATTCAATATACAATGGGTGGATCCAAGAAACCATTCCCTTCACTCAGTCCTACTGACTACAATCTTCATAAGATGAAGAATGCAAATGTCATAGCATTGACAAATGATTTGACTCAATGGCAACGGTATCCATCGCCTTATGAATCATCCTCATATGAGGGCATTGTACATTTTGCTTGGCATGAAGATGCTCTTGATAGTTATGCTGGACAGTTTTGGGGATATGGACTAGACTATACTGGTTTGACGTACAGTGACTACAACATTTCACCAAATTATAGACAACCTGGAGAGAGTCTGTTCTATCAATCAATTAATTCATCAGTGCCTACATTTACTGGTAGTGGTGGTGACACAACACTTTCAATGTGGATTATTCCCCCAGGAGTAGCACCAATCACAGGAACTAGTAGATCTGCAACAGCTAGTGTATATGAAAACCCAGCATGTAATCCTTCGTCATATGGAAGTGGATGGTATCACAGAAGTGGTAGTGCAGAGAATACTCCTAGGATCGGAAGACAACTCGTTATCCTTTGGGATGGTGTTGTTATTTTGAACACTAAGACTGACACTGGTGTTACTCAAAATCCATTTGATGGCACGGTTACTTTTAATGGATGGACTTATGAAGCAACTACTCATAGGGGATCAGTTTATGGTTGGGCTTCGAATGGAACATCTTGTGGTCAGCAGAGCAGTCCGCAAGGAGACTACTGCAACTCCTTTGACATTATCAGATATTGATGCTATACTAATGTTTTCATACGAGTCACTCTAATGGCAAAGGCAAAAGTCGGTCTGAATAAAGATGGTTACGTTCCTGGTAAACCCAAGATGACCCGTCAAGGACGCTCTGCTAATACCAAAGTTTCTGCAACTTCCCGTAACGGTCGTCGTAAAGTTTATCGCGGACAAGGTAATAAATAATTTAGGAGATAGTAACCTCCTAAAAAGTTCTTATGGACTTTTAGGAGGTTTTTTCATGGGCAATCATCACGTAGATAAAAGTGAAGAATTTATAAAGGAAGGTATGACTCTCATCACAGAGGTAGAGTCAGAAAAGTGGATAAAATTGCATCAAGAAAACAAGAAGAGAGAAGCAACAAAACCACCAGAGGACAGACTTTCAAGACCATGTGGTGGTCAGGGTGGTTTTGACGACTTTGTAGAAAGGTGGTCTCAGTGACAGTCTAAATAAATATAAGACGATGTTATTAGTGCCTCATGGCGCAACAAAAATCCAGGTCATTCAAAGATATAGCATTTTCTTTTGATAGGCATCCTAAAACAAAGGATATCCTTATCAAAAAGAATGAGCAGGCTATTGTGTCTGCAGTGAAGCACTTGATTTTGACTAATAAAGGTGAAAGACCATTTCAACCGAATTTAGGTACAGATATCAACCGTTTATTATTTGAAAATATTGACGTTGGTATCGCGGCAAGGTTATCTGAAGAAATTGAGTTTTTGATAAAGGGTTATGAGCCAAGGGTAGAACTAGACTCTGTAACTGTTACTCCAGATTATGATAATAATGGTTTTTCTGCCGAGATCAATTTTTATATTATCGGTATACCATATCTTCAAACTGTAGACATGTTTTTAGAGAGCACTAGGTAATGGCAAATACAAAATTAACAAGTTTAGATTTTGACCAGATAAAGGCAACGCTAAAGGATTATCTAAAGAATAATACCGATTTTAGCGATTATGACTTTGAAGGATCTGCCTTATCTAATATTGTAGACCTTCTGGCATATAACACATCATTTCAGGCATTTATGTCTAATATGGTGGCAAACGAGTCGTTTCTGAGTTCATCTGTTCTCAGAGACAACATCGTTCTGCATGCCAGAAATCTAGGATATCTACCAAGATCTGCAAAATCATCAAGTGCATCATTTACATTCAGTGTTTTCTCTACATTTGATGGATTGGTAGGAAGTGCTCCAGCATCTCTGACTATTAGATCTGGATCAGTATTTACTGCAGTAAAAGACAACAATTCATACACATTTTCGACTCCAACCGACATTACCACTCCTTTGGTATATGTTGATCCTCAGTCCCCTTCTCTAGGTGCTACAGCGTCTTTCTCGGGAGTCTCACTGTACGAAGGAACATACCTCACATCTGTCTTTGATGTTTCAAGACAAGACTTAGATCAGAGATTTATTCTTGAAAACCCAGGTATTGACCTTGATACATTGGTTATCAATGTTGCACCAGACAGAAACAGCACAGAAAACGTTCTTTACGTCAGATCTACTAATATTACGCAACTGACATCAGAATCAAAAGTATATTTTGTCCAAGAAATTGAAGACGAACGCTACGAACTGATTTTTGGTGATGGTGTCATTGGTGAACAACTACCCGATGGTTCTAGAATTACTGCATCATACATTATTTCGAATGGAAGTGATGCCAATGGTATTCAGGGTAATGAAAACTTTGTATTCTCTGGAAATGTAACCAACAATGCTGGGGCAGTACCCAGTCTTCAAACAATTACAATTTCAAACTCTCCAGTTACTGAAGGTGGTGCAGAAATTGAGTCAATTGACTCAATTAAGTTCCAAGCACCCAGATTCTATTCTACCCAGAATAGAGCGGTGACCGCCTCTGACTATGAAACGATTACCAGACTTGTTTATCCTAACGTTGATGACCTATTTGCATTTGGTGGTGAGGAATCTTCACCCCCAGAGTATGGAAGGGTCAAAATTGTCGTAAAACCAAAATCTGGTGATAAATTATCTGGAAGTTCTAAGAGTTTCATCAAACAGAAACTACAAAAGTATAAAGTAGCATCTCTGTCGGTTGACATTATCGATCCAGCAGTTGTTTATCCTGTTATTGACTCTACGGTTTACTACAATGCAGATCAGACTACATCAACTGCAGCAGAGATCAAGAGTTTGGTAGAAACTGCAATTGATTTGCATGAGGCATCAACAGCATTGAGTAAATTTGGTGGAAAATTAAAATATAGTAAATTAGTTTCAGTGATTGACGACGCTGACATTTCTATTAGCAGAAATGACACTAAGATTTTTATGAGAAGAGATTTACAGGCAGTTTTGAATACAAATGCATCTTATGAACTATGTTATGTAAATGCTTTTGAAATTGACACTGATGCACCTGTCTTATCTTCAACAGGATTCAATATTCAGGGTTATGATGATACCCTATTCCTCGAAGATGACTTCTCAGGATCCTTTGTAAATAGTAAGAGAACTACAAAAAACGTTCGTGCATATTATCTGAACAATTCTATCAAAACTTACCTAGGTGAACCGCTTGGTACTATTGATTATGAAACTGGTGAGATTTTATTGGGTCAGAAATCATCTTTGGTCATCACAGGTACATCAGAACCTGGTTCGGTTGTGAAAATTACAGTAAAACCAAGAAGTAACGATATCTTCGCAAGAAGAGAAGTATTTTTATCCTTAGTTAAGAGAAGCATTCAAGTTTTAGCGGAGTCGTAAAGAATGACCAACATTTCTCAATTAGTCGATAACCAACTACCTGAGTTTTTCGTTCAGGAATATCCGCTATTTGTTGATTTTTTCAAACAGTATTACAGATATACTGAAATTGATAATTCATCATCATCCATTCTGAAGAAAATTCAGACTTATCAGGGTGCAGATTTTTATAAAGATGGTATTATCCTAGAAACCATCCTTGCTTCTGACGTTAGTGCGACAGATACTCAAATCACCCTTTCTAGTGACGTAAACAAGGATAAAGCAGTAGATAAGAATGATGTACCCATTTTTAGGAGATTTCCTAAAGAGGGATTGCTTCTCCTGAAATCAAGTAATGGTGATGAGATTGTACAATATAAGTCATACGATAAAAATACAGGTGTTTTTAGTCACCTAAAGAGAGGTGCTGCAGGTACAGTTAAATTAGGTGACCTTTTATTAGAATCTGACTCATATACTAGTACAGATGCAGTCGCGCATAGTGCATCTGATACTACAGTAACTAATATTACTCATTTGTTCTTGGCATCTCTGTTCAAGAACCTAAAAACACAATATTTCTCTGGTCTACCAGTAGAAAGACTAAACGAGAGTGTAAATGTACCGACTGTACTAAAATACATCAAAGATTTTTACAGATCTAAGGGTACAAGTCCTGCTGTAGAATTTTTATTCAGAAGTTCGTTCAATGACGAGAAGATTCTCGTTAGATATCCAAACGAGCAACTCATCAAAGCTTCTGAATCAACTTGGTCTATTGATACTATTGTTCAGGGAGACTTAGTAACTCTTAAATCTGGATATACTATTGATGATCTCTCAGGATTAGTTCTAAAACAGTCAACATATGCTTATGATCCTTCTATTATAGAAGCATCTGCATCTATTGAAAGAATTGTTGCTGTAAAGAGTGGTGACAGGCAATTATATAGAATTTTTGTCAATAGTGAAAGTACAACAGGAACTTTCTCTCCAATAAACCAAACTCTAAGTAGAGTAAACTTTTCTTTTGGTCAAAAATCTCTAGTTGTTGATTCTACTGTAGGATTCCCAGAAATTAATGGGATATTCTACATTGATGGAGTTGTAGATCAAAATGGAGATGCTGTTGCCTTTACATATGCAGAAAAAACTGGAACTGAGTTTTATGGTATTGAAAGTAACGCTCTAGGGTTCACTACAGCACAAAAGAATACAAGAGTTTATAGTGGAAATATTGTAAGTGTAGTAGAAGATGTTACTTCTTCTATGAATTCTGCTTTTGCTGAATTTAGACCAACAGGAGTTATTACAGACTTCAATATTGTAAATAGTGGTTTATTATTATCTGAAGGTGATAAATTTGACTTTGTTCAGTCTGGTATTGAAGGTACTACGCCAATTGAAACCTCCTGGTCACAGAATGTACCAGGAAATGAGGCAAATGTGAATTTGGTAAGTGTTTCTGGTCAGATGGATGCAACTTATCTGCAAGGAAACTATAGAGTTACTAAGGGTGTAAACGGTGTATATGATGATGGCGATTACGTATACGTCTCTTCCAACGGATTTCCAGATGTAATTGGATCAATTGGTAATATCAATGGTGGTCCTAATGCGTTACTTAGACCAGCTTCGCAAAGACATCTGAAAAAGATTCCTAAGCAACTAAGTTTTGCACAAACATTATATGCTCTCCCAGATGATAATACGGTTGCAGTATCTGTTGATGGTGTACCTATTATCTCCCCAACAGGAACAAATGAAATAATAACTAATAGAGAATTGGTAACTCAAGGTGAAGTTACCAAAATCAATGTTACCAATGGGGGATCTGGTTACTCTGCAGCACCTAGGGTAACGATTAGTGGTGTTGGTGGAGCAGCAGGAACTGCAACCATCTCAAATGGTAGTGTTATTGGAATCACTATTACTTCTGCGGGTCAGGGTTATACTTATAGACCAGAAATTACTATCTCCACTGGATCTGGAGCAGTTTTACAGGCAAATTTTGGATCAAATAATAAACTAGGGGATATTCAATCTTTAGATATTGTAAACAGTGGATCTTTCTATACTCAGACACCAGATATCGAAGTTGTAGACGAATCTGGGAGGGGTAGAGGTGCTAAATTTATTGTTGAGAATATTGATCCAGTAAACGGTAATATTACATCAATCAAGAAAGTTTCTGGTGGTTTTGACTATGATCAGTCTAAAACCAAGATTTATGTAGTATCTACTGGCACTGGAGCAACAGCAGAAGCAGAAATCAGAAGCTGGCATAGAGATAACTATGCGGCATATACACAGTTTGCTGATGATGCAAATGGATATCCTTTCCAAGGAAGATTGCCAGAATATAATGATGCATATTATTATGTTGGTAACCCTAGAGGTTATAGAATTACTAAAAATGATAATATTACTCCTAGTGGAGTTGAATTGCCATCTGATCTCTCACACTCGCCAATTGTTGCTTGGTCTTATGATGGAGTACCAATTTACGGTCCAGTCGGATATTCAGATCCAATGGATTCCACATCTGATCTAAAGAGAGTAGAATCTTCATATTATCTGAAAGAAAATAGAGGTGTAAATGGTCCCACTGCAGTGGAATTTACTATGGGCACCTTTGTAGAGGATTATGAGTATAAACCAGAAGGAAATGCTCTACATAAAGACTTAGATAAGCATAATGGTCGATTCTGTGTTACTCCAGATTTCCCAGAAGGTAGATATTGCTATTTCTTGACGATTCATACTAGTGATGATGTCAATCAAAAGAATAGACAGGATGCTAGACCAAGATATCCTTATATGATTGGTCCAACATATAAGTTCAATCCCGAAGACTCTAATTTTACAACAGAATCGATTCTATCATCTTTACCTTCTAACGCAATTAGAATTAGAGATGTAAATGATAATGTTCCTAATTTTGGAGTTAATTTAGAAGCAACTGTAACTGCAGTTTCTTCTGGAACTGTAGATTCTGTAATTATCGAAAATCCAGGAAACAATTACTCAATTGGAACAGATAATTATTATCCACGATTTGTTGCTGGGGATAAACTTTTTGTAGATGATACAAATACTGAGGGTGTAGGATTTTCTGGTAAGGTTGCTTCTATTATTGCAAAAAATGATTCTGGATCGGATATTGGTGTATCTTCTATTTCATATTCATCAATTACTGGAAATTTAGACGTTAGAAAGCAAATTCTAAATATTGCTCCACCAACATTTGATGGTACAAATTTCCAGTATAATAAAATCTTTGAAAGTGATACTATTGTAGATACATCTAAGACTGTATATAATCTTGAAACTGCAATTCCATGTTCCGCTACAGATACTGTACTTAGATTTAGAGAAGCGAACACTTCCAATGTAAATATTGGAGATACTGTTGGTATTCAATCAGAAAGCATTTATATCAGTAGTGCATTCACTAATAGTGTTCAATATGCATATTTAAGTGTAGCAACTACCCAAACACAAGATCCAGTTTCACCACAGACTGACCGAGGATTCTTCTGCAAGTATGAGGGTGGTAAAGCACTGTTTGATGAAATTTATGTAGATTCTGGAGAAAATTCAACTAAAATCGGTAAAATCCTAGAAATCAATACAGTAGCAAATGTATTGAAGGTTGAGATGTATATTGATCCAGATACACAAAATTATTATTCATTCCCAGCGTTGGGAACTGGCATTTCAAACCAAATTCAGACCGAACCTCGATATAGTCAGAATGTTAGTGCTATTGAATATGTACAAGAAGTTACTGTTGTTAGAGGATACGATGGATCCAATGAATCCAAGCATCCTTCTGGTGTAAAATGCCCAACCCAAGTTCCTACTGCAACTATTGACGATTATAAGGTAAGACTTCAATTTACTGGTGCTGATCCATCTTTATTTGTTCCTGGAGTTTACATTAAGGGTCAAAACTCAGATACTACCGCACGTATTGAACTGGTAGAAACCATTTCTGCAACTTCAGGATATTTGTATCTAACTGATGTAAAAGAAGGACCAAATGCTGCTGATGTTCCTAGATTTGGTATTTACAATAATGGATCATTCAATCCAGAAACTATCAATGAAATTGGTGCTGGTGTATCAACAACACTTACAGAATCTGTTGATGGGGATGACACAGTACTAAAAGTTGTCAATAGCGATCTTTTCTATGTCAATCGTTATGTCAACGTTGGTTCCGAACTAATGAGAATCACTGACAAACAACCAGGTCAGTTGACAGTTGCTAGAGCACAGGGTGGTACTCCTGCAGATGACCATTCAGTAAATGCCACTGTAAGTATTGCAAACCATACTGCTACAACAGCAGGTGATACATATCAACTCACAGTTTCTTTGGAAAACGCACAAAGATTCTCTAATACTAGCACATTCAATGATAACAATGGTGATAGCATTGCGATCGATACTGTTGCTGATGGTAAATTATTAGGAGAGGAGAATACTTTAACTATTGATGCTCAAAATTATGACAGGTTCGCTCTCGGTGATATAATCAAGATTGGAACGGAGCAAATTAGAATTGATAGTAAGAGAACTAATCTTCTAAGAGTTACAAGAGGATTCAATCAAACTACTGCAATCAATCACAACCATAATCTCTCTGTAGAAAATGTTAGTAAGTACGATGCACTCGTAACTACAAATACTCCTCATGATTTGATTGATAGTGATCTCATAGAAATTACTGGAGATCCTTCATTAGAGACAGTTCAAGAGACTGGTATTGCTGTTAGAATTTCAAACGGTCAGTTTGAATTCAATAGTGTTCATACTAATGGAAATTATCAGCAAAATCCGTCATTGACTTTAGTTTATGGTCATAAGTATGTTTTTGATGTCTCAGATTCATCTAATACAAATACTACTCTTGGATTGTATTCTGATAAAGACTTCAATAATGAAATTTCTGTAGAAAGAATTGGTGTCCCTGGTTCATTGAACTCTAAAGTTATTTTGAAGAATACCAATAGAGACAATACTAATATTTACTACAATAATCCCAATGCTCTTATTTCTAGCCTAACAAGTAGACTTACATTTATTGATGATCCATATAATGTTTCTTTGACTGGGGTATTTGATCTGACCACCACAACATTCAAGTATCTTGTCAGATCTAGACCAGAAGGGAATGCTAGAGGAACTAAGACACTTGCACTGCAAAGTCATAGGTATTCTGGCAAGATTAATAGAATTTCTATTACAGATAGTGGTGATGGATATCAGTCACTGCCAGTTATCAAGGGTATCTATTTTAGAGAAGAGGATGCATTCAGAGGCACCGTTATTACTGATGATGATGGTACAATTCAAAGAGTAGATATTGATTTTGGTGGAACAAGATATATTTCACCAAAAGTATATGTCATTGGTAATGGAAGTGGCGCATCAATGACTGCTGATGTTCTTGACAATAGTGTCAGACGAATCACCATTAATAATGGTGGTTTTGGGTATGATAAAGACACTCAATTAGTCTTAGTTGAAGAAGATGCTAGAACAGCAAGAATTCTTCCTCAAACTAAAACCATTGGTAAGATTTCAGCATTCAGTATCAAGAATCCTGGACTTGATCTGACAAGTAACTATACGATGGCACCTCAGGTCAGAATTCCGACCACTATCCAAGTTACTAACATCAATGGTGAATATAGGAAGGGTGAGACTGCATATCAAGGAAACGTAAATAATCCATCAGGAAAGGGTATTGTTGAAAGTTTTGATACTAAGATCAATGTTCTAAAACTTGTCGGCGTCACAGGTCGCTTTGTTGATGGAGAAACTGTTGTTGGATATACGTCTTCAGCAACTAGTAATGCAAATAAAGTAAACCTGTCTAAGGTTTCTGCAACTGTAGGTGCTCTAACTACAGTTGAAGGCGTATTTACCGATGAATTCGGTAAAATGAATACTGCATCTCAAAAGATTCAGGATTCTTACTTCTACCAAGACTTCTCTTATGTAATTAGATCTTCGATTCCAGTCTCTGATTGGAGACAAACTATCAAGACATCAACCCACCCCGCAGGTTTTGTTGTATTTGGTGAGGTCATTATTGACTCTTCCCAAAGTGTAGCAATGCTACCTGTTCTAGGTGAGGTCAAGTGTCCTGCAAATGACGTTACTTCTTCTTGGAAATTTGATACTAGAACGGAGATTTCAAATACTGGTGATACTGCAGGTGCTCTATATCTTAGAAATGCATTTGGTGTTCAGGTTGGGGATGCTCTGAAATATCGTTCTACAAGTCAAGATGAAGTTATTTCTTGGAATGCTACAAATCTTGCAGGGGATCAGATAACAGGAAGACTGGTTCATGATCGTATTTACCATGTGCTAGAAATTACTGCTACCGATCAATATGGAACTTGGGTCAAAGTGGGTCAATATCATCCATCAGATAAATTTGCTGATGTTGCTCACAACAAAGAAAATTACATTTATAATTTAGTACCAACTGATATTTCATATAAGCATGAGTTTAGATGTGATAGTCAAAATCCAAAGACTCTAATTACAATCAACGTTATCAAAAAGTTTGTTGAGATTGAAGATACTAGAGCACAATTAGGACCATCACTCAAAACTATTCAAATTAATAAGTTCTTCCAATTCAATAGGAAGCGTGGTATTGGTTCTCTTATTGTATCTGAAGGATCTGTTGCGGTTGATCTCAAGCAAATTGATGATCTAACTCCAACCTTCGTAGAAGGTGTGAAGATGTATGATTTGAGAAGTCTTGGAACTAATTTTATCCCTTACAATGAAAATACTCTAATTATTACTCTTGATGGTGTTGTTCAAGAACCAGGAAAATCATTCAGTATTATTAACGATAGAAAGTTAGATGAACTAGAAATTACAACAACTGGTGCAGGAGAACTTGAATTTGATTCTTGGAGAGTCACTAATATCTCAACTAATGCAGGTATTGCTGATATCAGAACTGTGTATAATGATCTGGATTTTGTTTACATCAAGGCAGAAAGTTTACCATCATATACTACTGAATTTTCAGGATATACAACAGCACCGTCTGCACAAGGGTTTATTAGAAGATTCCCCAAAAAACCATTTGCTCCTGTCCAAAAAACCAGAAAACCCTTAGGTACTTTTGGTACTTTTGTGAATGGTGTTCAGATTTATAATGTTCTGCAAGGAGATAGTTATAAAAATGGGGGTTATTGGAATATCAACCATGGAAACTGGTCTGGAAATGAGGATACTTACAATGGTTTAGTTGACTCTGCTGGTACATATTTTCACTATAACAATCCAATTGAACTAAGAAGACAACTATCTGATAATATTTCTCCTTCTGGTACATATACTGAAGCAACTTCATTATCTCACTCACCAATTCTTGGTTGGGCATATGATGGTACTCCCATCTATGGTCCATATGGATATTCAAATCCAGATGAAGTTTCTTCTATTGTAAAGATTGATAGTAGTTATTCTAAGAGATCTATTGCTACAAGAAATGTTCTTCCTGACGGAACTATTCTTCCAGATGCTGAAGTTGGACCCCCAGTCAACTCGGTAGAGTTTACTGTAACTGCTTTTGTAGATTTTACTGGATCGACCGCAGCGTTTGAGCAAGACCAGAATATATTACAAGTCAATAGTGGAACGAATAGTGATGTAATTGCAGGAGTTTCTGGAACGGTTGTTTCTTATGATTCAACTACAAGATTGATGCTTTTGAATAATGTTACTGGAACATTTGCTGATGGTATGTGGATCAAGTCTCAGACTGGATGGGCACAAATCAATAGCGCACCTGTTCGATATAATCTTGGATATTTTGCTGAAGATTATGTCTATATTGATGGATCGGGACATCTTGATCAATATAATGGCAGATTCTGTGTAACTCCAGAATTCCCAGAAGGAAGATATTGTTACTTTAGCACTATCGAGTCAACAACTCCCACATATGGCGGAGCAAATAATGGCGCATATCCATATATTGCTGGTGTTGACATGTATCATAGATTTTATGAGGAAAACCGCCTCAGAGCATCTGAGCTGAAAGATAAGATTATCTTCAATGATCCTCCTCTAAAATATACTGATCCAATTAATGGACAAGTAAATGTACAGAGATTCCAAGGAAGACTGTTCAGTTTTGTTGATGATAACAATAACCAAGAGTATACTAAAAAATATAAGGATATCTCTTCACAGTTTGATGGAAATAAGACAACTTTCAATCTAGAACTTACTCACGGTCAAGCACTGTATGCACCTGATGATGCGGCAGAGGCAAATGAATATGCATTTGTTTGTATTGATGGTGTTCCTCAGGTATATGGTGAAGCGTATACCATCAATGAAGCGGGCAATACAATCACATTTACCACTCCACCAAAAAGAATTGGTAAAGTGATCAATATGAGTGAAGTTACTAATATTTCCCAATTTGCTGATAGTGAAATTGTTGTTGGTCAAACCACACAAGCACAAGGAAAGGTTCTATCAAGAACACCATCTGGTTATGAAGGTAAGGGTATTATGAAGGTTGAGGTTATCCGTGGTGACTTCCAAAATGAAAACATTGTTGGTCAAACATCAAATACTACAGGTTCTATCAAACTGACTGGAACTATTACTACGGGTAAAGATAGATTCCTTGATGCTGCCAATTTGATTGAAGCAAACAAGGAATTGATTGCTAATGAGGCAGTTGATATTATGTTGAATTATACTGCCTATACAGGATTCTCCGTACCAGGAGGAACTCAAAATTGCGTTGATGATGTCAAAGACGTTATTGGTGCAGTGGTCAATAACTTAAGATTTGGTGGTAATGATTATACCTGGGATGCAGCAAATCTATATGCAACTGGTGGAGCACTTCAACATCTTGTAGGTGAAGAGGAACAATCTAAACTAGTATTCAGATGGGCAAAAGACCTATGTATTCTTGCAATGCAGAATAAACTTGGTTATAACCCCGTTGATGGTGCAGGATATCCAACAAATCCAGTTGAAGATAGATTTGTTGATGCAGCAAATTTGATCACAAGCAATAGAGACTTTATTGCAAATGAGGCTGTTCAGAGAATGCTTCTTGATCCAGCAAATTCTGGATTCTCAGTTCCTGGTGGAACTGTAAATTGTGTTGATGATGTCAAAGATGTCCTAGATTCTATGGCATTCAATATGAGATATGGTGGAAATAGTAAGGTTTGGGATTCAGCAAACTTTTATGCCACTACAGATAATCTTTTGGATGAAGAAGATGAATCGATTGAGGTTTTCAACCATGCTAGAGCAATCGCTATTGAGGTAATTAATAACATTGCAGTAACTGTTCAAGGAACACATGGTTTGACACAAACGTTTGACAATACCATTACTGTTGATGCTGGGGGATGTGCAAATGTACAATCAGCGATTACTACGTATATTGGTATTATTACAAGCACAATTAGTGATAATACGTATTTGAATGGTGTGACCAGAACATCACCTAAAGCATATCCAATCACATATAATGGTCAGATCAACCCAGTTACTGATGATACAATTATCGTTGATGGTGCGAGTTACACTGGATCATGTGCAAATATTGAATCTGCAATCTATACACTATTTGATATTGTAATCAATACAATCACTAATCCTACAAGTCTATCTGCTATTACTAGAACATCGGGTAAAGGGTATGTAGAGAAAGTTGGATTCCCACAAGAATTCTTCGCATTTGCCAATGGTAAGTATTCTGTTCTTGATTCTTTTGATACCTCACTTCAAGACAACACAACGTTCTTGCTGAAGAGATCTGGAGAACTTATTGTACCAACCAGTTCTCTTCAAGTTATTATGATGGTTGATGGTGTGATTCAGGAATTTGGTAAATCATATGTCTTGAATGAGGCATTGGTTGAATTCTATGAACCAGTAAGAAAGGGATCTAAAGTCGTTGCACTTTACTGGTATGGTAAGGATCTTGAGAAGATTCTTCAGGGTTATAATATGCCTCTATATGAACCAAACTTCATCAAGAGAAACCTTATCACTGGTACTCCAATCACATATACCGATCCAGGTGGATTCACTACGAATAAACTGATCAGATCAATTAAACCTGAGGATGTGCCTGTATTTGAATATCTTGATACTTCGAAAAAAGTCCAAATTGATGGTGAGGCACAACCAAGAACTATCTTTAGTGTTTCTGATAGAGACATTATTCAATGGGAGACTGATGATACTGAGAGCAACACCTACTCGTTTGATGCAGCAAACATCAATACTGTATTCCGTAAAGTATATCTTGATGAATATACTGGAACAGCACAAACTTCTGATGTTATTGAACCTGGCACAAGAGTAACATACAATAACAATGGCAATCCAGATGTTCCTGGGTTGACTGGTGGTCAGCAGTATTATGTTGGATATCGTTATCCTGAAAGAGCAGTTCTGTTCTACAATGATTATCAAACATCACTCTCATCTGACGAGACTTATTCTATTGCAATTGGAACCAGTACGGGTGTTCATAGCATTACTATTCCATCAGATCTATATGGTCTGAGACAAGCAAATATCACTACCAGTGATTATGGTGGTATTACTAGAGGACAGGGTGCAGATCTTGTTGCTAGAGTTAGATGGACCGCAACTGTTGCAAGTACTGCATCATATGCAGTAGACACATTGCTATTTGCTGGTGGTGAAACTGTCGCTAAAGTAATCCAGGTAATTTCGCCAACTGAGGTCGAAATTCAAATGTTCCCAGATAGGGCAATTGCACTAAACTCTGTTGTTACGACTGACCTTGGTGGATCTAATCCACAAACAGTTACTGGAAGAGTCAATGGTAGAGTTGTTGCTATTGAACCTGTTCAGGGATCGTTCCCAATCGGATCAGATTATGAGACCGCTCCAGTAATTATTATTAGACCAGCTAAAAATGATTCTGGTAGATATGCACGTGCATATTCTCAGATCAATAGAAATAATCAACTTGAAAATTGTGTTGTAACTAGTGAGGGTGAAGAGTATTACGAAGTTCCTGATGTACTCGTCAGTAGAGAATATGATGTTATTACTCCAGTATATCCAACTGTCAAGACTGCAGGATATCTAAACTTCTGGACATCACAAAACACTCAAATTTCTGTCAGCACCCTTATTGATGCTAGATCTGAAGTTGAGGTTGAAATTCTAAGGAATATTGATGTTGGTTTAGATGAACCAGTTGATGATCAAGTAATTACTATAAATCTTGAACCAAAGATTCTTGATGATTTTATTACCACACCAGGAAAAACTTATTCATACAATGGTGCGGCACCATTTGAAGAAGATTTGGCAGATGCAGTCCCAGCAACAGTCACTTCTGTTGGACTATTGAGACTGACACCAACATTCAGTCTCCTTGAGGAAGATAGATTTGCTCTTGAGACATCGTTTGAGATTGGTAGTTTGGATCAGTTCCAAGACTTAACTATTGGAACGGTAAGTGATAGATACTATTCTTCGATCTATAAAGATCTAAATAACCGCGTGACCAGATATAATATGTCACCAATTACATCAACTGTTGATGCTGTGGCAACAGTGACATCTAACTATTCAACCACAGACACTTCACTTTATATTTCTAGTGTAGCTGGTTTCAATCGACTTTACGTTGAGGGAACAACTTTCTGGATTTATCCTGGTGCAGAGATTTACAATGAAGTTTCCACTGAAATGATTGGTAGAGTTGAGAGAATTATTGATTCAAATACTTGGATAATTCAATTAGAAAGAGGCAAACAACTTACACTTGGTCAAGGATTGACATATGCCAAGAATACTGTGAAGGTAACAGAAGTTGCCGATAGATATGGATATGTTCAATTTGCTGAAACTAATAGAATGGAAGTTATTAGATATGGAACTGTGAATTGGACTAATAACTCATTGGATGGAATGCAAATCTCAACGTATGCACACAACACTGGTGTCGAAGTAAAATCTATTTTTCAGCACTAATCACCCACTATAAATATAAATAATCGAAGGACTTAGACCCTTACTCTAGAGATATAACAATGTCAAGCAGCATCATTACTGAACAGTTTAGAGTGCATAATGCCGACAAATTTGTTAAGTCGTTTGATGTCACCAACAGTGGCACAAACTCTAACAATATGTACTTCTTTATCGGAAGACATCGTGCATGGTACTCAACCGTAGCAACCAACTCAAACTATGGCACGTCAACGACTCCTACCCTAGACGAGGGTAACGTTCCTGTACCATATGATAATAACGACTTCTACAGCGAAGTTTACGATGATATCCTCTCTCTAAAGAAGATTGGATTTTCTAACGTAAGAAAGGTTGTTAGAAGATATAATTGGCAGCAAGGTAAGAAATTTACCATGTATCGCCCAAACTACAGTGTACAGAATCAGACTGCGACTGGTACGTCAAGTCTATTCGACTCTGAGTTTTATGTAATGAATCCAGATACCTATGAGGTATTCAAAGTTCTAAACAATGGTGTAAGTCCTACCAACCCCACTGGAACTTCGACTGGTTCAGTTGCTCCAACCGCTGCTGTTGCTGACTCAAATAACATCGTTGATTTTACCTCAACTGATGGTTATGTTTATCAATATCTCTATAAGCTAGAGACGAACGATGTTCTCTTCTTCACCACTACTGATTTTATTCCTGTGAAGGACACCAGTTATGCTGGTTCAGTAGTTAATGGAGCAATTGATATTGCTCTTCTCAAGAGTGCTGGGTCTGGAATGCCAGTTAGCACAAACCTATATTTCCGTATCTATGGTGACGGTGATGATGCTACTAATGGTTTCTCTGTACTAAAACTAACCACCGATGCTGGTGGTACTTGTACTGCTGCAGAAATCACCACAAGAGGTAGAAACTACACTTATGGTGTTATTGATCTTACTGCATCTGCAACTTATTACGCTTCTGAGGCAGATCTCAGAGAAGGTACATCACCACTGACACTACCAAGCAGTGGATATACTGCACCTGACGTTGAAATTGTTATTGCTCCTCAGGGTGGACATGGTTCTGATACGGCACTAGAGATGGGTGCTAAGAGAGTCATGCTCAATACTCGCCTTGTTTATGGTAACAGGTCAACTGCTGCAGATAAGACATCTGACTTCTATGTCGATCAGGACTTCAGAAGAATTGGAATCGTCAAAGATCCCCTAAACACTTCTGGTGCTGCACTGACCACCGATACTGCTAGTGGAACGCATGCGATTATTATTGATACTTCCAGCGGTAGTGGAATCTTCTCTAGGGACGAAGTTATTACTCAAACTTATACAGTTACCAGAGGTACTGCAAGTTTGACTGTTACTGCAAAGGGTAGAGTTGTTGATTACAACCAATACGATACATCAAATAATCTTGCTATTCTTCGTTATACCCAAGCACCGAATGACTATGAACTAAGAGATACAGACGGTTCTATTTGGCCATTCTTCACAGCAGCGACTGGTGGCGGAACTGTAAATAACATCAATGGTGCAGCGTCATCTTCTGACAGACCAATCAATAGAGGTAGTCAAGGTGTTATTGAAAACCAAGGTACGTTTGTGAATGGCATTTGCCCACCTGAGTATGAAAAGTATAGTGGTGAAGTTATCTATGTTGAGAACAGAAGAGTCATCACAAGAGCTGCTGACCAAATCGAAGACGTAAAACTCGTTATTGAGTTCTGATTCCACTTATCTAAGCATCGGGAAGAATAGACAATGCCACAGAGTACTAATTTAAACGTATCTCCTTACTATGACGATTTTGATGTAAATAAAGATTTTTATAGAGTATTATTCAGACCTGGATATTCTATTCAGTCAAGAGAACTAACTACTCTACAATCTATTCTCCAAAATCAAGTTGAGAGTATTGGTAAGAATATTGTAAAAGAGGGGTCCATGGTGGTCCCTGGTGAAGTTTCTTACAACAGCTCATACAATTACATCAAACTTTCAAGTTTCTCCCAAGGATTTGCACTTTCCCAATTTATTGGGGCAACTCTAACAGGGGAAACTACTGGTGTAACTGCTAAGGTTATTAATACTTCCGATGAAACATCGGATGATGCTGTCACTTTATATGTCAACTACGTTTCTAGTGGTACATCAAATACTAATAGGGTTTTCCAAGAAGGTGAAATTCTATCTACTGATATTGTCGGCGCTCCAACTGCTGTCGTTGGTATTACTGGCAGTACAAAACCAACTGTTTATAGACCTGTCGGTTCGAGTGCAGAACTGGCACAAAATTCCGCTGTAGGTAAAGGTTCTGCGGTATTCGTACAAGAAGGCATTTACTTTACAAACGGACATTATGTCCGTAATGCTACGCAAACACTTATCATTGATAAGTATTCAACCACACCAACCTGTAGGGTTGGTTTTCTGGTACAAGAGGAAGTTGTCACTCCAGAAGAAGATGAATCTCTGAATGATAACGCTGCTGGTTATAGCAACTATGCAGCTCCTGGTGGTCATCGTCTAAAGATTACTCTAACTCTAGCATCTAGAGAAATTGACTCTGTAGTTGAGAGTAACTTTATTGAACTTCTTAGAATTCGCAATGGTATTATTGAAAGAAAGATCGAAAAGAAAACCTGGTCAGATTTAGAAGAAATTCTCGCCAGAAGAACATACGATGAGTCTGGAGACTATATCGTAAAGAATTATACTGTCGATCTGAAAGAGCATAAGAACGACGGAGACAATAATGGTTTCTATAGTTTAGATCCCGATGATAATCTATATGATGGTTTGACATCAGAAGAGTCTGATGATTCTATGGTTGCTGCCATTAGTCCTGGTAAAGCATATGTTCGTGGTTATGAAATTGAGAACGTTGGAACTAAGTTCAAAACTTTATCAAAATCTAGAGATACTTTTGTAAAAGAAAAATCTTCACTTACGGTTCCTACAGGATCATTCCTAAACCTTCAGAACGTTTATGGATCTATTGATGTATCAAACGTTTCTACAAGTGGAGTTACTACAGAAACTTCTGAGCAAGTAATTTTCTATAACTCATTTACAGATAGTTATCTTGGTGATACTAAGATTGGTAGGGGTGATGCACCTCAAACCAGATATCTTGTCCAAATTGAAAATCTTGCTGCACAAGCAACATATGATTGGACTAGTAGTGTTGTTGGAATGGATTCTGCATCCTACCCATCAGGTGCTTTTGGTGGAACTATTAATAAAATCAATAAACTCGGTTATATTGCACCAACAGGAACAATCCAAAATGGTGTAGCGTCAACCGCTGATTGTGATACCTTCTTAGCTTTAGTTACTCTTGGTTCAGGATCATTCTTACCAGTTGCTGGTCAGACTATTGAGGATGCAGATGTAAACTTGAACGGTAGTGGAACGGCAAGAGCAATTATTAGAAGAGTTTGGGAACTACCAGGTAGACCAGTTGGATGTGCTCATCCAAAGTATATGGGACTTTCTAATGGTGTTGTTGATGCCAATGGAAAACTAGCAGGTAATGAAAATCTAGATTCTGTTTTTAGATTAGGTTTATTTGATACTTCAACGTTTACAACGATCAAATGCTTTGGTACTGCTCCTGTTGGTAACTTTACCAATGGCATCAAAACTCTTGGAGCAAGACTGACTGGTTCTTCTAGTGGAGCAACTGGTATTGTCGAATCATCATATGATGGTGATGGATATGATGAAGTTTTCCTATCAAATGTTAGAGGGACTTTCATTGAAGGTGAGGTTCTCGTAACTGATCCAGATTATGGTAATGATGGTAAGAGAGCACAAGGAACCATCATTAAGAGTGGAACAATCAAAAAAGTCCATATTACTGATCCTGGAACAGGTTATTCGACATCATCCAATCCTGCAGCAGCAGTAGCACTATCTATCAATGGTGAGCAAGTAAGAGTAACTAGAACATTAGGTAATGATGTATATGCTTTCCAATTGACTGCAGATACTAATGGTGGTGTTTATGCACTACCTATTGATGACGGTACTAATACTGCTTCTGTATTCCCCAATAAGTGGAGCTACAAGAGTCCTAATGCTACTGTATATACAAAGACTCCTACAGCAACAATTCTTGCTAATACTGGATTTGTTGCAGCAACTCTTGAGGTTGAACTTTGGGGCGAGACAATTACTACCAATTCAGTTACCGACTTCAAGTCTGTAACCGTTCCTGGTGGCAATAAGTTTAGTGGTGATGTAGTATCCGATTCTGTAGCATTTACTAATTTAGTTGAGGTATGCCAAGTTTCTGCTGCACCAGGAAATGATTATGTTGAAGTTACTTCTCTAGACAAAGATCCTCGTATTCTCCTGAATAACAATGATGTAATCAAAGTTGTTGATGATAGTGGAGCGGAAAGAAGATACTTAGTTTACAGAGTAGAGAAGAGTGATATTCTTTCTAGATCTAGAATTTATATTGCAGGAACTATTACTTCACAAATCACCAATGCACAACTTTATAAAGTAGAGTCACTATTTGGTGGTTTTGGTCAGAATAGTCTGGTTATCCCAATGCCAGATTCTACTATCAAAACTGTTGCTAGAGATAAGAATAAGACTAAGTTTAGTCTAAAAGCACAGAGACAACTTGTATCCACTATTGGTAACGATGGAACAGTGTCTTTCAACCTTAGTGGTGTTGATGAAGACTTCCAAGATTTCTCAGAGCAACGTTTTACTGCAGTTGTAGCAGATCCTAGTTCTGCTTCTGGTTTAGAGCAAGGTGATATTATTGATCTTGCTAGATATCAGGTACAGAGAGTATCTGCAACTGCTGGTGTAAACGCATCTATTTCTTTCTCTGGATTGCCTGCTGGTTTCTATGGTGGAAAAATTAAGTTGACTGCTGCAGTCATCTTGAATAATGCAAAACCAAGAACTAAAATTCTTAGAAACGTTCAGGTACAAGTTTCTACTTACAATAAGAAAGATATTATCAGTTTAGGTAAAACTGACGGATTTAGATTGAATGCAGTTTATATGTCTGCTGACCCAGACGCTGCAGCAACAGTAACTGATATTGATATCAAAGATAGATTCTACTTTGATGATGGTCAAAGAGACAACCTCTATGATATCGCAAGAATTATTAGAGGAAAGAATACAGAAGAACCATCAGGACAACTTCTTGTAGATTTTGATTATTTTGATCATACATCAAATGATGGTGATTATTTCTCTGTAGACTCTTATATCAATCCAAATAACTTGAGTCTAACCTATGGTGATATTCCAGAATATCGTTCAGAAAAGTATGGAATCATTGATCTTAGAGATGCATTGGATTTCCGTTTATCTGCAGATACTGGATTTGCAAGCACAAATGTAGGTAAGGTTGCTGGTGCAGAAGACAAGAGAGAAATTGGTGCGCTTACATTCCAATCAATCAATAACGTAATTCCAACGCCAGGTGATAGTGTGGAATATGAGTGTGAATTCTATCTAGCAAGAAGAGACAGCATTTATCTATCCAAGAGTGGTGCTTTTGAAATTGTTAGTGGAAAGCCTTCAACAAATCCACAATATCCAAAACCACTTGATGATGCACTGAGATTATTTGATCTGGACATACCTGCTTATACATTTAGTCCAAAGGACGTACAAGTACAAACATATAATTACAGACGTTATACAATGTCTGATCTTCGTACTCTTGAGAAGAGAGTTGAGAAGATTGAGTATTATACTCAATTGAGTATGCTTGAGCAAGACACCCTAAACACGTCAATCAAAGACGCTGTAACAGGTCTTGATAGATTTAAGAGTGGTATTCTTGTAGATAATTTTGCTGGGCATAATGTTGGTGATTCACTATCCAATGATTATCGTTGTGCAGTTGATATGCAGTCTCAGCAATTGAGACCAAGACATTTCACTGATCAAATTGAACTTGAGGAAAGTGTTACTGATGATGCATCTAGAGCATCTCTTGGTTACAGAAGGAGTGGCAGTATTGTTACTCTTGACTTTAGTCCAGAAGAATTTGTTTCTAACAAGTTTGCTACTAAGACTATCAACCTAAACCCATTCCTACAGTTCCAATATAAAGGTGTGCTGCAAATTTCACCTGAAATGGATGAATGGAAAGATACTGAGTCAAGACCAGATTTGGTTGTTCAAAATAATGCACTTTTTGACACCATCTCTAACATGGCTGACGAAAGAGGCGTTCTAGGCACCATTTGGAACGAGTGGCAGACTTCTTGGAGTGGATCTGAGGTTATTGCTTCTGATCAAACAATTATCGATTCCAGAACTGGTAGACGAGTAATTGGTAGAAGTTCCTCACGAACAACTCAAAGAGAAAGAGGTGGTCCAAGGGGAAGAGTTAGAAACAGAACAACAACTCGCACAACGACAACCTTCCAGAACTTCCGCGATGATGATATTTTAACCACCGCTATTACTGCTCGTACAAGAACCAGAACAAGAACTGGAACTCAAAATCAGTTGACTGGTTTTGATACGGTCAATCAGGCATTTGGTAATAGAGTTGTTGGGGTAAACTTTATCCCATTCATGAGAACTAGAGCGGTTGGATGGAGAATCACTGGTCTAAAACCAAATACAAGAGTCTATGCATTTTTTGATGGAATTGATGTTAATGCTTGGGTATGTCCAGACTCCACATACACTGGAGAGCCTGAAAGTTCACCAAAAGGATTTGGTCAACCAATTATTAGTGATTCTGAGGGTAGTGTCAGTGGTATCTTTATTGTTCCTAATGGATTCCCACCCATCGATGTTTTTGATGACAATGTTGTAACTGAACTTGCTTCTAGAGGAATTGGTGGTGATGATCTAAACAGAAGAAGAGTAAGTCAAAGTTCTTCTACTGCAGATTTCAACAAGCAGAAGTTTACTGGCATTGTAGAAGATATTATCTATAATTCTGAAGGGGATTTTAGACAATTTAGAGTTGGTGAAAGTGTTCTTAGATTTACTTCTAGTGCTAAGAATTCTTCAAGAGAAGATGAGGTTGATACTTTCGCAGAGAAAGAGTATTTTGCAATTGGTCTCATGGAGACTCAAGAAAATACTATTATGTCAACAAGAGTCCCAACCATTGCACAAAGAACTGTAACTGATCAAGATACTGCTCAATTTGTTGATGGTGTTAGAACTAACGTTGACACAAGAAGAACCGATACAAATAGATCTACAGCAACTAGTACAAATACTGCAGTAGGTAACTGGTTTGACCCAGTTGCTCAGACTTTCTTGGTTGAGGGATATAATGAAGGTGTCTTCATGACAGAACTTGATGTCTTCTTCAAGACTAAGAGTGATGTTACTCCTACTGAGTGCTATCTAACAGAAACTAAGATTGGTACTCCTGGCAAGAAGATCATTCCATTTAGTAATGTACAAGTACAACCAGATACTAAACTTAGAATTGTTAGTGATTCTGCTATCAGTTTTATTGATGGTGAAAGTGTTGTTGGTGTTACCTCTGGTGCTTCTGGAACGGTCAAAACTGATTTAGATATTGCAGGTTTGACTGCTAATACTAACTTCTCAAATAATGTATATACTCTTGTCTTAGATAATCATAACGGCACAGAGTTCTTGGCTGGTGAGGAGATCAAGATTCAGAGATTCCCAGCACCAACTGCAGTTATTAATATTGCAGAACAATCATATGCTGTCAAGGATGGATTTATGAAGACTGGTGGTACGGGATATACCAACGCTACAGTCACAATCTCAGCACCACAACAAGTTGGTGGTGTTCAGGCAACAGCAACTGCTGCTGTTTCTAATGATGGTTCTATCAACCACATCACGATTACTAACCCTGGTTCTGGATATACCTCAGAGCCTTCAATCAACATTCAGGGTGATGGTGCAGGAGCTACCGCAGTAACCAGTATCAGACTGGTACAAAATCCAGTATCTATGGGTGTTGCAACATCAGAGGATGCTAGTGCTGCAACCAAGTTCAAGTTTGATGCTCCAGTATTCCTAGAGAATAATAGAGAGTATGCTTTTGTTGTTCTATCAAATAGTCTAGATTACAACATGTATGTTTCTAGACTTGGTGATACTGAAATTGGAACTACACAAAGAGTTTCACAACAACCTCTACTTGGTTCTCTATTCAAGTCTCAAAACTCTACTGTTTGGACTGCAGACCAGTTTGAAGATGTCAAGTTTACTCTTTATAGGGCAAAGTTTGATACCAGTTCTACTGCTGTTGTAGAATTTAGCAATAAGTCACTTCCTATGAAGCGTCTTGAGAATAGACCTATTGAGACTAATAAACTTGCATATAGAGGTGGTACTGCAATTGGTGAAAGTATCTACACCTCATCTTCTGCACCAACTACTTACTCGGATTCTGTATTTGGTGGTAACCCAAGAATTGTAAGAGTTCATCATTACAATCATGGTATGAATGAAGGTGATTATGTGGTTATAAATGGTCTTACTGGTGTTGGTACTGGTGATCCACTAGCAAATGGTATTGGTATTTCCAAGTTGAATACTCTTCACCAGATTGAGAATGTAAGTCATAACACTTATGAGGTTCTGGTTCCTAAGGATTCAGGATCAGTCAATGACCAAGCAACTGAAAGTGGTAGAGTTGGTGGTAACTTTGGATTTGCATCACAAAACCAACAGTTCCAAGTTATTCAACCTCAAGTTGGATTAATGCAATTTGCTGGAACTCAAGTTGGTCATTCCGTAAGTGCTCTGAGAGCATCTTCAATTGACTATTCAAATCCCTCTGCATATAGTGTTGGACAGTTCTCGGTAACTCCTGGATCAAACACTTACTTGACAGATAACTATCAGATTCTTTCTGAGATCAATGAAGTCAAGAAAAACAATGGTGATAAATCATTCAAGTATGCAGTATCTATGAGTACGTCTGATGATGCAGTATCTCCAGTGATTGACTTGGATAGAGTCAATATGTTCGTCACAATGAATCTAATTGATGATCCAAAACCAAATGCATCTAGATTTGGTTATAAAATTTATAGAATCTATCCATTCAATGCTGCACCTAACAGTGGTGGAGAACCAACTACAACAGGTCTTGCACTAGGAGCACTAATCCAACAAGTCTACAAAGTAGATTCTAATGGTAATAGAAACTTCCTAACAGGAAGTGTTGAGTCATTGTCTTCTGTACATATTCAAGCAGAGGTTGTTGGCATCAATACTACTGAAAATTATATTGATATCCGCTATCTGAAGGTTCCAACTGCTAATGTCAATGCACAGTCAGGTATCAAGATTCTAAATGCACAACAGAGATTTGAACCACAAGATCCATCAAACCCTGCTCTAACTTCTTATGTTTTCCAAGTCGCTGGAGCATCAACAGATTACTACTTACATACGCCCGCAGTTGATCTTGGTGGATATCTTTATAGAGATGAAACTGAAAGTGAAATGGGATCTTTCGCTGCTAAGTATCAGACTAAGACAATCAAACTGGAAAACCCAGCGACAAATATTGACGTTAGATTGACTGCTAATCTGTTTGATAATAAGGATATACAAGTTCTCTACAAGATCAAACCAACCACTTCTGACAAGGCGATGAATCAACAACCTTGGAGATATTTCAATCCCAAGACTGTTGCTACTTCATCCCTAAAAGAGATCAAAGTTCTTGATGGGGGAGCTGGATATAGTAGTGCTCCAAACATCACTTTGAATCCACAGAATGGAGTTGAACTAACACCAGTTATCAATACTGGAACTGGTGTACTTGAGAAAGTTCTTATTACCAATAGAGGTTCAGGTTTTATATCTGCACCAGAAGTTGTAATTGATGCTGCCAGTGGTGGTGCAGGTAATGCAATTAGTGCAAGATCAGTTACTGGACCTGGTTCTGGATATTCGCCTGCTGTAGGATCTCAAACATATCAGAATATTGCAGCAATTTATGATGCATCATCTCCAGTAAACTTCCCATCTGCTGGTTCTGGTGCTACATTCGATATTACAGTTAATAATGGTGCTGTTAGTGCTGCAACGGTAAATGGTACAGGTTCTGGATATACTGTTGGAGAAATTCTTACAGTAAATCCAAACTTTGATGGTGCTGGTGCAGGATCTGGTTTGACTATTGAGGTTACAGGAGTAACTGCCGCAGGTGCTCCAACTGATCTTGCAATTGCGGAAGCAGTTATCTTCCCAGTAGATTTTGATGAGCGTGAGAGTGGATTTGCCGATAATATTGGTGATGTACAAATTGAAAATTCTGATATCTTAGATCCAGCACTGGAAGACCCCAATGCATTCAAGGAATATAGATATACTGTAGAGGATCTTCAGGAGTTTGATTCTTTTGCAGTCAAGGTTCTGATGAGAGTCAATAGCAATGGTCCCGCTTTTGCACCTAAGATTGAGGACCTCAGAGCAATCGCAAATATCTGATATGGATGAAGTAAAAATTGAAGGACACTCGAATCTAAGTAAAAACTTGGATTCGGGTGCTGTTGTCAACACAGACAAAGTAGCATATCAACGCTATCTACAATCAAAAAAGAATATGAAAGAAATGCAGGACACTGTGAGCGATATAAATAAAATGAAGGAAGAGATGTCTGAAATCAAAACTCTACTGAAGGAATTGCTAAAGAAGAATGTCTAATAAAGTTCTCTTACAGAAATCAAAACTTTCTGGACTAAGTTTACAACAAATCGCTGAAGATGTTTCTTCAAAGGTATCTGTAGATAGTTACAAGATACTAAAGAATCAAAATATGATCATCTTTGATGGAGATGATCAAAATGAACTGTATATAGAGATCCAAGCATTAGACCACGGAAAGGTCACTAAAGATCATAGCAATTTTGAGTTTCATGCTCAGAGATCAACTATTGCTCCAGGAACAACCAATAGATATTGGCACCTGGATGCAATTACAAGACTAGATTATACTCATAATGCTCCTTCAGGCAACGGCACATTCTCAACCATTAATAATGGTGAAGATATTGACATCTACATTGTTGACTCTGGTGTTCAGGGTGCGAGTAGACCTACAGGAACAAATGCGGCACTCCACCCAGAACTATTTGATCCTCAGTATGTCACTGATTTGAATGGTGCAACTGAACAAGCATTCTATAGAGTATACGAACTTCCAACATCTCTTTATAACCCAGGAACTACTCTTGGCAATGACCCACAATCTACTGGTGATATTGGTAAAGATGGTCATGGTACACATGCTGCTATCATGGCAGCAGGTAGATATGCTGGTGTAGCTAACAAAGCCAAAATCTATTCTGTTAGAATTACAGACGACTCTGGAGTAATTTTTCTCTCCAAGATGGTTGAGGCATATGAGGCAATCTATCGTCATAACGATCCAGACGACTCTGCATATAAGGGTAATACTCTAGATGGTAATACAAGACCTAGACCCTCAGTTGTAAACGTCAGTATTGGTGCAACCGCTCCAAACCCAAAAGCACCATATATTGATAGAAACGAAAATTATACTGGTAATGCTGTTGCACTAACAGCCTCTGCATCTAGTAGTACCGATTATACTATTAGTGGAACTGATGCTGCCACTACACACACCAATGCATTAGATCCAACGATCACTGTCAATGCAGGTGATACTCTGACTATTACAACATCAGCGGGTGAATCACACCCAATGTCGATTTGTGTTGAGGGTACGACCACATATAGTGAGAGTGCTCGCGTTGCTTCTGGTGTCACTGGTCAAGGTCAAACTAATGGTGACATTGTAATTGATACGACAGCACTACTAGCAGGAGAAAGAACTGGTAGTTTTGTTTATATCTGTCAGTCCCACGATGCGATGAGAGGGACAATTACTGTCAATGATGCCAATTCTCCAACAGCATCTAATGTAAATGAAATCCTAGATGATGGAGAATTCATTCTTTCTACACAGAAGGGTGTTGCTGTTACCCGCTCTGCTGGTAATGGTATGGTGTTTATTGACCCAGACATTGATCCAGATAATGCAGTTGATTATGGTCCACAAAATACCAAGATTACCTATGGTTCCAGAAACGCAGGTAAGCCATCACTCCTAGATCCAGAGATCAGCATTACACCAGAACATAATAGAAATAATCTAAACAACGCAGATAAGTTCGTTGTTGGTGCTACCAAGATTGGTTCAGATAATAAACAAACCTTTGCTGACTTTACAAACTACGGTGAAGCAGTAACATGTTATGCACCAGGTCAAGGAATTCTGTGTCCAAGGTATGATTGGGATAGTGGAGATGATTATACCGCTCCCCATCTTAATATTAGCGGTACATCATTCTCAGCACCTCTGGTTGCAGGTATGCTTGCCGTTTGGAAGCAAGTTCATGATGGACCTATGTGGTCCACAAGTTTACACAATGCATCTCTTGCCACTGAGAGAAAATATAGATTCTCTGACTATACAAGTTCTAGCGTAATTACTCAAGGAGCAGTTGGTAACTTCCAAAATCCAACTAGTGCATCTGCTGGATCTGCTGTAACAAGATATGGATCTACCTCATCAGGTGCAACCTGGTATAGATTCTCAACAACATCAGCATCAAATGCTGTTGTTATGCAACTTACTGACGCTGAGTATACTGCACTATCTCCTGCTCAGAACGATGTATTTGAATTTGAATTCCCAAGAATTCAAGAAAATAACACTACTGGTGCAAATGGACTTGCAACGGAATATATCCGCGATGCAATGCACTTGAGTGAAAGAAGAGATTATAACGTTACTGTAGCATCGGGTGCCTATGAACTTGCTAGAGTTCAAAATGGTATTGCAGGAACAGCAACTGCTCAACCAGCTCTTCAATTAGATGATGGTGTTGTCTACCGCTTTGATCAGTCGGATGCATCAAACCAAACACATCCTATTGCAATTTCAAATACTGGTGATGGTACTCATGTTGGTGGAGTTAATTTCCAGACCTATGTTTCTCAACTTGCTGGACAATTAGCAGAATCTTACAAGAAAAACCTAAGATTCTTCAAGGATGAAGGAACTGGTCCCGTAGAGATTGACCAGGATGCATATAATGGTCTTGTAGGTCAAGGACCAGCAATCAAAGCTTGGATTGAATGGATCAATCCACATAGAGACACTCATCCAAAAGTAGATAGTTCTATCTATGATGCACTGTTCCATTATTATTGTGTCAACCACCCAAACATGGGTTCGTCTATAGCATCAACTGGAGTCATTCCATCTACTGCAAGTATTGGTGGTATTGATATGAGAGAATTCTCCAAAAAGTGGAGAAAGGTCCAGTCAGTAGATGCAGTAAATAAAACCATCACTTTTCATGCAGATTCAAATGCAACAGGAACTGAAGTAGGTGGTGGTGGTGCATTTGCACAAGCAGATGAAATTACCGATCAAGGTGCTTGGCCAAGATATCCAATGAGATTTACTAAGATCACTGGAACTTGGTTTGCTAATGATGCTGTTTGGAACTGGACTGAAAATCATTCAACAGTTCTATATCCTTTTACTAAGTATAGTGGTGGTTCTTTTGCTGCAGGTGAATTCTATGCACAGTTAGAGTCAGAAGAAGGTGTTTCTGACGGTGAACTGGTCGAGTATTTCCCAATTCCAAAGGGAAGACTAGTCAGAGAAGGTGTTGCTGGTGGTAATGAGCAGGCAACTCAGGCACTTCAGGTGGGTGCTCGCTGGGGTACTGGTACATCTGCAGAACCAAGACTATACACACCACTGCCAGCAGGTCAATCATCTGTTACCTACGATGGTGGGCAGGGCGTTTACTTCCCATTTGTTGACCTTACTGCAACTTGGTCTGATGCTGATGGGTCTTCAATCGGAACGTTTGCACACAATGAAGTAGTGAATAGAACAGTTGGTGTTTCTACAGTATCTACATTTGCTGGAGATGTAATTGCTGCAGCAGATCGTGAGGAAAACTATGAGTTAGTTTCAGGTGGATCTAATAGTGCATTTACTCAAAATGGTAACGTATACACGATTACTGGTAGTGGACTGCAGTACAATGCATCAACTGGAACATTATCTGGTACTACAACTGGAACTAATAATGCAGCAAGTTATCAGATTACCCTAAAAGAAACAACCTCACAAGCAACGGTTACTTATAACTTTACTGTAAACGCTGCTCCAGCATCATCAACAATTTCAATTACAACTCAACCACCCGCAACATTTACTGGTGATGCATCATTCCCAGTAGATCAAGAACTTATTAATATTGCGGTTGTTGCATCAGATTCACTGAGCAGTACCATTACATATCAGTGGCAAGTTGCAGCAGATCTGGATGCAGTAAATGCAAACAACTGGACTGACGTGACTGATAGTGATGGATTTACTGGATCCACTACAACTTCATTGAATATCCCAGATAAGGCGGAGCATGATGGTAAGTATTATCGTTGTAAGTTAGATTCTAGCACTGCTCCATCTTCAGTATACACAGATAACTCTCTAGCAGTTATTGA